TCATGAGTTAGAACGATTGAACTTATCTAACTTACCTGCGATCCGAGTCTTCACTTTTTTTGTTACGTGTACATAGATATCAGATGTTGTTGAAAGTCGAGCGTGCCCCAACCTTCTTTGGATGGCAATAAGAATTGAATCGAAGTTCGCTTCTTCTTCGTCTTCAAGGAGTAAGGTTCCAGCACTATGACGAAGACCATGAAATTTGATATAACGTAAATCATGACGTGCGCAAAATCTTTTCCACCATTTTGATGGATGCTGATAATAGTAAGGTTTCCCCGTACCATTATGAAATACATACTGCCGATCAGCCCCTAGCCATTTATCCTCTAAAAATTCTTTTTCTAATATCCATTCGTTTCGATAAGTGCGCAGCTCGTCCATGTACCATCCAGGCATATCGACAACTCGATAGGAGGCTATTGATTTAGGGCCTTTCTCCACTGCGACACCGTTTAAAGATATCGGTATATTATTTTCTATTGTCATTGTACTATCATCGAAAGAAACCTCTGTCCACTCCAATCCAATTAATTCACCACGTCGAAAACCTCCCAGCATCGATCCGAGGATTAGCAATCGCCATTTCCTATTTTCACTATACAGGGCATCAATTACTAATTGGGCTTCCTTCTCATCATAATATTGTGGGTTTAGCCGTTGCTCCATTAATTTTTGTTTAGCGTTTTTATTTGCTGGTTTCTTAATGCCATCCATCGGATTTTCTTTGAGTACTTTCCATTCCACAGCACGCGAAAAGATATTTTTCAATACCCTGTAAATGTAGGAAATAGTACTAGAATCAAGCGGTTCTAGCAACCTAGCTTTTTGCTTTTCGGTCAGAGGATGCTTAGTGATAGGGACTCGTCTGGCTCCTGGTTTTTCTAAATCCTTTAAATAGGCAAGAATTTTCATGGTGTTAATTTGATCAATTCGAAAGGTTCCGAAAACGGGGATCAGTCGCGATCCAATCACTCTCTCATAAATAGAGAGTGTAGCAGGAGAGAGATTTTCTGTGTTTGTTGCATATTTCTGTCGCCACTCATCTACAAACTCTGCAAATTTCATTTTATCCGGCGCGATATATGCTCCGGATTCAACTTCAATTTTAAATTTAGACAATTCTCCATCTAGATAGTCCTTCAATCTCTTTTTAGTCTTGAGTAAAGCTTGATCCTCTACACTGATTGTTTTCCTGGGTCTATTCCTAGAACCATCAGTATTAAATCCAAGGTCAACGGTAAGTCTCCATTTGTTTTCTCCTCGTTTTTCAATACTACCTTTAGCCATTTTTAATCCACCTTTAGAACAAATGTTCTGTTTATAGATATATTTAAACAGCCTTGCAGCTGGAAATCGCAAAGTTACATTTTTAAATTATGAAGTTGTTTAGGCACTCCACATCGTATTAAGTAGGTTTCTTGAGTTTCTCCATTTTCAGGTTCCGTTGAATGAGTTAGAAGTTTTACCGCAAAGACATTGGCCTGGTGTTCATATTTACCCATATTGAAGAATGTGTGTTCATCAACCCAGAATTGACTTAAACCTGAATGGAGACGATCATGACCAAGTTCATGAGCACATACTACACGTTGCCATTCTTCAGGCAAGCCGTTATGTATAACAATAAATCGCCTTCGCAAACGTCTGTAGTACAAGCCTCTCGTACCGGGTCCGAATTCCGCATGTTGAATTATTATGTTAAGTCCTTTAGCAATTACAAAAGGATCGTTGGTCTTGAATCTGCGAACGAGCTTGCGGATGATGTCATCCAAACCGATCACCTACTCTTCGTCTTTAGGGGTTGCCTTATTCTTACGTCCATAAGTTTTCTTGTTTAACTCTTTAGCTTCCCAAAGCAACCCGGTAAGAATGTCCATAGCTCTCTGACGGTTTTCATCTGTAATTGGCACCCCATCAAACAAGACAGGTTGATCTTCTTCGAGAATCTTCTTAATGTCTGCTAGATCTTTAGTGGTGGCCCATTCAGGAGCTTGATGTTTATTTTCTTGTTCTGAAAAGTAATCGAGTGGCTTATTGAAAAAATTTGCAATCGCTTGGAGAGAGTCAACTTGTGGGTGTTTTGTTTGTCTGGAAATGATTTTAGTAAGACCTGTGTAGGAGACACCAGTTTCTTTAGAGAGCCGATATGCAGTAATTCCTTGCTCATTCATCAATTCTAAGATTTTATCTGCTAAATCCACTTAAATGCCTCCTATGGTATATCTCTAATTAGTTATAACTCTATAAAGTTATAATAAAACATAAAAGGGAGATAAGTCAAGAGATTAGAAGCAATACGAAGAGAAAAGGGGATTTTATCACTCTATTAAGTTATGATCGAGGTTGATTATAACACTATAGAGTTATAACATGTGATCAGGAGGTGAGTGGAATGGGACAAACAATTGAAGTGAACATACAGAGGTTAATAGAAGCGAAGGGATGGACTATTTACCGTCTTTCCAAAGAGAGTGGTGTAACAGTATCAGCACTCTACAACATTGGGAAGAAAAAACAAGGTCCATATGCAGAGACTTTGCTCAAGCTTTCCATTGCCCTTGATTGCACAGTGGATGAGCTGGTGAAAAACCGTATCTGATTTTGCTAGATAAGTATAGCACACTTTCATAGAAAGGAAATGTGACATGGATAATCCTTTATTTGCTCTTGAGGATGCAATTCGTTCAATGATATCCGAGCATGTAAATATAGCAGAAAATCGACTTAGGGCAGAGTTTGCTGGACTGAGTGATAAAACTATGGACGTAGCAGAGACGGCAACACATATAGGGATCTCTGAAAAACTGATATACCGTATGTGTCAAGAAGGAAGCATTCCTCATGAACGTTATGGTACATCAGGTTCCAGAAGACCTGTAATTAAGTTCCGTCTATCTGATTTGGAGGCATGGAGAGCTGCACAGCGGGCGGCTAGTTACAAAAAAGGAAGCTGAAAGGGGTCTTATTTTGCTCATAGACATTAACCAAATTAAAGTCAGCGATCGAATTCGGAAAGACTTCGGCGGCATCGAAGAACTGGCGCAAGACATTGATCAAAACGGACTTATCAATCCTATAGTAGTAACACCAGATTATCAGTTAATTGCAGGAGAGCGTCGCTTGCGTGCTCATCAATACCTGGGACGCAAAGAGGTTGTAGTCCGGGTGATGGAAATCAGCGATTTTGAACATCAGCTTCGGCTTGAAATATCCGAGAACGAGCATCGGAAAGAATTCACCTTCTCAGAGCGAGTAGAGTGGGCTAAACGGTTGGAGGAAGTCGAACGGATCAAGGCAAAGGAACGGATGGCTGGAGGCAAGGAAAATGTTCCTGAGCATCCGGCTGGACAAGTCCGTGATATCGTAGCTGACCAAGCAGGTTTTGGATCGGGCAGAACCTACGACAAAGCTAAGTTCATTATGGAAAACGCCACGCCGGAAATCATTCAGCAGCTTGACGCAGGGATCATTTCCACACACAAAGCATATGTGGAGACAAAAGAGCGACTTGAAGCTGCTTTGCGAGAGGCTGAGACTCGGGCTAACCAAGCTGAGCAGGAGAAGGAAGAACTCCAGCGGCGGTATAAGGATGCAATTCCAGCAGATCAGGTGGATGAGGCTGTGGCGGCGGCGGTTGATCGCCGAGACGAGGAGACGGAAGTTATCCTGGCGCAAAAAGCTCAGGAAGCTGCAAAGAAGATAAAAGAGCGTGATCAATACTGGAAGGACAAACTTCAGGACGATGTGGAAGCTGAACGTCTGAAGGTAGAAGAACTGAAAGCTGGTTATCAGCGGACGAAAGAAGAATTGGAGACTATAAAGCTCCAGCAGCCAGATGACTTCGATGAACAACAGGCGACCGCTCAAATGAAGAAACTTCGCTTTGAAGCTGATAGCAACACCATACAGGTCAGCATCCATGTGAAGCAGTTTCTCCAGAAGGTTGGGATTACATCGTTCATGCTCGGTGCAGTATCCGGCGCAAGCACGAGTGAGAAGAAACGACTGTCAGAAGGTCTTGATATGCTTCAATCCTTCATAGACCAACTTCGTCCAGCAATTAATTCAAGAAAGGCGGTAAATACAAATGACTTTGATGAATCCTAATCAGCTTGATTTCTTATCGGTTGTTGAAAGACAGATGCAGTTAACTGAAGCTCAAGGTATGGCGATTCGCGGTTTGGTGGATGGCATCAGACAGATGCAAGAGGATGTAGCGGAAAAGGTTGGAGAAGTCCAAATGATGGTTCAGGAGGTCCGGGACAGTGTAACGTTGACGGATTCTGAATGCTACCAACTCCAATCTCTTGTTCGAAAAAAATCTAATACGTTGACCAAGGACCGGTATAAAGAGTCGGACGAGAAATTCAAGGATATGGTCGGTCGTTACCGCCGCATGATCTGGAGTAAGTTGAAAGAGCGATTTGAAGTAGCGAAATACAGCCATGTACGGCGTATCGACTTTGATGATGCGGTTGAGTTCATTAAGGAATTTCGTCCGGAAGATTATATCTGAGGGAGTTGAAACCGATGAGATTAAAATTCATGACGCTTGACGATTTGGCACGTATCTGGTCACACAAACCATTGCAACATGCAATTATTCAAAAAAACATTGCCAAAAAGAAATGATGATACGTGCTCATGAATTATTGCAAACCCGAGTACTGCGAAGACTGATTAGAGATTTATGTGATACTGCGATTGATGCATTAGCAATGGAACGCAGCATAAAACCCATCAAACAACAAATTAAGATGCTCCGTAACGATCTTGAGGAATTAGAACGCTCAATCGATAAGAACGCAGAATATGAAGGACTGATCTGGAAAGAACCATCAGGTTATAAGGTCGAAGGGACAGTGATTGGATTGTGTAAACACTGTGATAGAGAAGTATTCTCAGGCCAGAAGTTTCCTGATCCAAAAGAAGAAGGACTCTTTTGTAACTACTATTGCAGAAGAGTCTACCGCAACAACAGTAACAAATGAGTCCTTAAGTTAATCGTGCTACCAACACGATCATATAAAAAAATATTCAATGGCAGTATAACATGAAAACTAAAAAATGGAAATAGGGGGATGTCCCGTGAAAGAAAATAAGAATTATGCTGTCCGGGAAACGAATATCACTGTTAGGGGAGATAAAGAAATATCCCATCCCGTCTTTCTGCGGATGTTGGAAATGATGAGAGGAAGAGGATTTACCGTTGGTTCAGACCCGAGGATAGATCGTGATTATGCGATCCTTTCAAAAGATCACTTCGCTGGAAGCAAGGGAGACCTCCTTTTCATAGCCGACAAATATAACACAGGTGCTCGTATTGAGTTTTACCAAGAAATCAATGTTGAGAACAGAAACGGTGGACGGTATGACTTTAACAAATTTAAAAAAATGCCTTATTTGATCCAGAAACGATTTTTGGTAGAACGAAAAAATGTTGAGGATTTTCTGTTGCAAGAAGGTTTATCTTGTGACTCTGATCCTGAGTTGAAAACATCATATGACAAGGTGTTTCACAAGCTAAACGAACCGAGTAGACATTGGAAATCCGACAATTTACCTGATTACAACGCTCTTGATAAAGATGGAGTACGGATCAACAACGGAGAGGTTAAGTACTTCCGTGATCGCAAAGGTGTACTGATGCGCGGAACTGTCTATCACAATATCAATAACATGTGGTGGGTGATTGTAAACAAGGATCACTATACAAATCTAGCTGCATTTGAACTCTTCAACCTTGATACTGTTCCTGAAAACTCTATCAAAAAACTTATACGTAGATCAGGGCATAACAATCCAAAATCAAGATTCGTTCCAACAGATGAACAATTGAAAGACTGGAAACGGAAAGCGAAGCAAGCTGGCAGGGAAGGGAGAGTTCAGTTTGCTAACTCTATATTGGAATACCTTTATGAAATCAATTGGTTGTCACGAAAATTCCAGTTTGTCATTAAGGAAACGAACCGACTTGGTCTTGTTGAAACAGAAGGAAATCCATATTTTCTTGGCATGAGGATGGGCGAGCGGAAATATGATCCACCTAAAACTCTTCCTCTATATCCCAAACCAAGGCATATGTCTGGTACAGAATCAGGCTGGGTAGAGAACATACGCGATTATGTATCGCATGGAAAACCGACAGTCTCCCGGTGGTTTTGCAAAGATCAGAACGGTGAAGGTGGACAAGCTTACCTTTGGCCTGAGGTTAGAGAAAGATTGTTGAAGATCGGCGCACATGTTTAGTAATGGAAAACTCAAACTGTATGACTTTGGGGTGAGGTGAGTGGCAAGTCCCCAGTTAGGTAACGGATATATCGGCATAGCTAATGAGATATGGGATGAGATCATCAGCAGAAAGTTCACCGAACGTCAGCAGAAGATTCTCAAACTTGTTCTAAGGCTATCTTATGGATGCCAAAAGAAAGAAGCTGTCATACCTCTTCTGAAGCATTTTGAACTATGTGGAGTGCGTATACAGGATGCAAAAAAAGAGGTTACCTATTTACAACAATGTAAGGTGATCTCATGGGATGGAAAACAAATTTATTCGCTGAACAAAAACTATGATGAATGGCGAGTCAGTCTCGTGAAAGAGTGGGATAAAGACAAATTTTCCGAACTTATTTCACTTAATTTGAGAAAAAACAAAGTTACGAAAAGTGTAACTCAGAAAGAAGATGATTTGCCTGAAAGTTACGAAAAGTGTAACCCCGAAGTTACGAAAAGTGTAACTGGAGAGTTACGAAAAGTGGAAGTCGAGCAAGCCTTAAACCCTTGCGAGAGTAAGGCAGAAGGCACCTCTAAAGACATGTTTAAAGACAGTATTAAAGTTGGTTGTTGTTTAACTAATCCCGATTCGGTATTTGAACCGTACACGGGAAACCCGGATTCTGTTCCGAATACCGAAGCAGATACTGACTCTGATCGGGAGGTTTCCCAAACGGAATATCGTAATCAAGTGGCAGCTCGTTATCTCCAGAGAAGAGGTAAGGGACTGGAGATAACCTTAAACGATGAAGATGCGGTTAAACAGTTCATAGCTGAGAGGATTCCGCTCCAAACAGTTATCGATGGTATTGACCAATCGTTTGACAATTTTAAACCCAAGAACAAATGGGATCAGATACGAAACCTGAATTACTGTGCAACGGTTGTATATTCGTTGCATGCCAAACGTGAAAAATCAGCCACAGCCGAAATTCAAATAGTGACTTCCGTACCAGATGCGCCGATTAAAACGGAATCAAACGTGACCGCAGATGATTTAAAACAAATGCTGGCTAATCTAAGGTCAAAGCAAGGAGTGTGAGTACATGGCTAGCTTTCAGGATGAACTTAAGGCACTAATTCCCCCAAGGTTTGCAGAAAGACAGCAGGCAGCTATTCAGCAGATTGATAGCCATCCGGAAATCAAACGGCTCAGACAGGCCTATCCTGATCGCTCAGGAGACCTGGTAAGCCCAAGACGGTACAGGGATGTATCGGAACATTTGGCTCAATCTGATACATGCGCCACGTGCCCCGGTCTAATGGGGTGTCAGAACGTCCAGAAAGGGCACAGAAGCGTTGAGGAACCAAGCCCTGACAAAGTAGACGAGCTGGTGTTTAGGCTTAAAAAATGCGAACTGTTGAAGTCTTACGAGCGGCAACAGGGCATAGGGGAACGAATTAAGAGTCACTTCATTCCTGAGCATATTTTGAACGCCACCTTTGACGATATTGAACCTGATCCTCCAAGGATGGCAGCTATTGCGGGTGCAGTAAAGTTTTGTAGTGAATTTGTTCCCAAAGAAACGGTACAAGGATTGTATTTGTACGGCCCAATGGGAGTCGGCAAGAGCCGTTTTGCTGGAGCTATCGCACAAGAGTTAGCTAAATGTGAAGTGGATGTTCTTATGGTGTATGTACCCGACTTTATCGAAGAAGTCAAAGATGCAATAGGCTCCGAAGATGGCGTAGCAAAGAAACTGGATGCTCTCAGAACTGTACCAGTGCTGATATTGGATGATATTGGAGCGGAATCCATGAGTGTTTGGGTAAGGGATGAAGTTATTGGTCCGGTCTTACAGAGACGTATGGAGAGATTGCCAACGATATACACATCCAATCTAACGATCCAAGAGTTGTTCAACCATTTTATTAATACCAAGGAATCTCGCAAAGGATCTCAGAAGGGACCTCAGGATGAGAAGAAGGCGGCTCGAATCATTGAGAGAATCGAGCCTTTTGTAAAGTTGTTGCCGGTGGGCGGAAGAAATAGACGGAGGGGATAACCGAATGTGCAAAACATGTGATGGTGCAAAGGTAACTTACCAATTTAAAGGCGCAATGATGATGTTGGGTCCGTGTCCGGCATGCAATCCTAATGCTAAAAAAGATGTAAAGGAGGGAATCCGACCTTATGAAAATACTCGTAGATAGTGAGCTGCTGGTTGAAGCACTCGAAGATGCAAGTAAAGCTTTTGCGAGTAAGAGCCTCATGCCTATTTTGGATTGCTTCTTAATCGAGGCAAACAATGAAGGATTGAAGGTTACTGGAACGGATACACGTACAACGATACAGTCATACATTTTCAGTGAACACGTTCAAGTTGAATCGCCTGGTCAGATCGCACTCCCTAAGCTATCCCTTGAAGTAATCAAGAAACTCAATGGAGATGTGAGCATTGAGAAAAAAGGCAACAACGCGATTATCATTTCTCGGAAGAAGGAAATTGACATGGGAGTATTTGATCCAGAAGAGTTTCCAAGGGTGCCTGACATTGATGACAGCGAGTTATTTGAGACTACAGGCAGAGAACTTAAAAGGCTATTCAGAAAAGCGACATATGCTGCTGATCCAACAGGGAAGAATGCGGCGATCCTCGCCGGAGCACATGTATACATCAATGACGGAGTATTTGGCATTGAAGCAACAGATCGGCACAGGCTTGCTAAAACAGAGCAAGACACAGATGTAGGTAACTTGGGTGGAGCTGTCATAGAGGCCAAGGCATTGGGTGAATTGCAAAAGATCGTCTTGGATAAAGATAATCTTGAATTCGGATTTTCGAAATCTTTCACCGGCGAAGTAGTACACGTATTTGCGAGAACAGACCGATTCACTTTTTACTCCAGAGTGTTGGAAGGAGCGTTCCCGGATGTAGGCCGGATGTCAATCGTGCCAGATGGTGTTACGGAAGTAAGCGTCGAAAAAAGAGAATTAATGAGTTGCCTTGATCTCATTTACACACTTGCCAAGGAAGATAAGCATAACCAGATCATCATCAGCATCACAGAGAATGAAGTGAGCATTCGCGGCAAAGGAAAAGAATCTGGAAAGGCAAATGAGAGTTTAGTTCCATTGTCATTTAAAGGTGAAAATTTCGCCGTTGCGCTGAATTCCAAGTACTTCATAGATGCTATCAAAGCATTAGAAGGAGATAAGGTGACACTGGTTTTCCCTGGCAAGTTGAAGCCAATTTATATCCTGGATGAAAGTGACGAGAGATCACTCCATATGGTACTTCCTTATAGGACGGAAGAAGTGTAATGAACAAATACAATGCAACCAAAGTGATCGTCACTGAAGACGGTACCCTGTTCTCCGAATGGATCGTTAAGAAGCACAACCTTGATATATCCGGTATACGATTCGATAGCATGGCTGAGGGAGAGTATTATCAGCTCCTACTCCAGCAAAAGAGGTTTGGGGAGATTAAAGCCTTCGAATGTCATCCTAAATTTGTTCTTCAAGAAAAACCGAATGTCACTTACATTGCTGACTTCCTGGTAACAGAATTAGATGACAGTCAACGGGTGGTGGATATTAAAGGAGTGGAGACCTCCACGTTCCGCGTAAAACTAAAACTATTTCAAGCTAAATATCCGACTTTGCCCATAGATATACTTATTAAGAAGCGCGGAGAATTCATTCCTCTTGCACAATACAAGAAGGAAAAAGCAACGCGTAAACGAGCGGCGAATGCACTAAGAAAACGAGCAGATGAGGGGAGAAAGCAAAATGGAAATCAAACATACCGTAATCAAAAACGAGGACATTAAAAAGCACCTTAACCCACAGGAGAAAGAAGACTTGCTGCGCTTGTTTCATAAAATTCAATATGGTCGAGTTTCCGAGGGCAAGGTTGGATTTAACATGTACCTGGTCGTAAATACTGACGAAACTTACGCTGAAGATGTTGTACGGATCTTACAAGAAAACGGTCATTGGGATCCAACACACGATCCAAATCAAATCGAGTTTCGGCAAGAGGGTAATACGATGGAGCTTCCAGAAACTAAGAATCCGATTTGAATGAAAATTAAAAAGGAGCACAGAGGTTTACTTTTCCTCTTGCTCCTGCTCTATAAACAAATCTTCCACACCTATACCCAATGCTCTCGCGATACTAAACAAGTGAGCTGACTCATGTCGAGTATTCTTATCAAATCGACTTAACGATCCCTGAGGGATACCGGTCATTTCTGATAATTGCTGTTGAGTAATCCCCTTCTCTTTTAAAAGAGGCATTAAATTAGGTTTCACGTTAATCATTGTAGTCACCCTTTCAAAGGGATTATACGATAACGAATATTTATTAGCAAGATGGATTGACTGAATATTCGATATCGTATATGATTATATCAAGAATAAATATACGAAATACGATAACGAATAATACATTGGAGGTTGAATTATTTTGAGAAGAACTTACAAAGAAACGCCTTATTGGACCGATGGATTTTGGGATTTTGAATACGACCTCACTTTACTTACCATCTGGATTAGAGAGTTGAAAGTTCGTCTGAGCGAACGAAAACAGGCCATTAGGCTCAGAGCGTTCACTGGATACGTCCAGTGAGGTTGGCACCACTCAGAGGCAAAGGAAACATTTCCTGACCTCAACAATGAAACAGTGTACTGGAACGAGCAACGTTGTGCTAGAACTAAATAGTCAAAAGGGAGGTTTGCTCTATGACTGAAGCTGAAAAAGATGAATTCTCCACAGCTCTATCTGAAAGGTATGCACAGATTAGACAGGCAAGTTCTTATAACAAAGATTTGTTGAATGTGTGGGATGAAGTTGTCAGTGATTTACCTTCTGACATTAAATCAAAATTTGATGAAAAATACAGTCGATTGTCGGCATTTTAAGGGAGGTTTTGATGTGAGTACAGTAGATTTGAACAACTTTGATGAGCAACCTGCCGAAGTGCAGCAAGCTATTGCTTTTTATGTTGGATACTCGGTGAACGGAGTTCAAGCGACTGCTAAGGAGAGACAAGCGCACTATGCTGTTTTAGAGCAAGTTGGACTGTTAGAACCTATAAAATCCGTAGTGGATTCGTAGTGAATTAGGTCCAAAATATAAGCATAAGCACAGGAAATGCGAAGGAGAGGCGGATGAGTAATGGCCCATCAGACATTCTGGAAACCGGAGAAAAAAGTGAAAGAAAAGAAAGTGAGCAGCTTCGGGCGGAGCAAGAAAGACAAAAAGCCTGTACCGGAATGGAAGAAGGACATTTTAGCCCATCACCAATCCAGACCAGGTTCGAAAGAACGCGGCGATTTTCCGAAAGAAGTCATAGCTGAACTTATCGAAGAATCAAACGGGGTTTGTGAATCCTGCAAGATTGTTGAAGCAACAACTACTCACCATGTATATCCGCGAGGAAGGAAAGGGCGCGGAGTTAAAACCAACGGGCTGCGGCTTTGCTGGCCCTGTCATGACCGGATTCAAACAAACGAAGAGTTGCTTCAGTTTTGGATTTCCGCGTTCCGTGATAAATACGGAGACCACTTCTGGTTCGATGAACAGGATAGGGACGAGTACAACCGGAAACAAGAGGTGCAGCAGAAAGCTGATCAGGAGAAGCAAAACCGTCTACAATCATTAAGCCCGGTTAAAGAACTGATCTCTTCTGCGGCAGGACGTTCATTGAAAGCAAAAGAGGTCCGGCTTATTGAAATGATGGATGATAAACAGATCGCAATATTCGAGACAATGATAAACGATATCGTAAGAGTTGAAGAGAAGCATCAAGTACCGTTTGGATATGGTCACTTCGATGATTAATATGCAAATAATTCATATAACAACGAGTTTATAACGTCATTCGGGGTTGTGGTTCCCCGGATAACAGAGGAAGGGAGACAAGACACACATGACTGACACGGTAAATATAATTTCGCTCTCGGGCGGTAAAGATAGCACGGCGCTTTGGCTGGAGGCATTAGAACAAGGCGTGGAAGTAGTTCCTGTCTTCGCTGATACAGGGAATGAACATCATCAAACATATGAGTACGTGGAGTACTTGGAACAGCAGTTGGGTCCGATCAGACGGATCAAGGCAGACTTTAGTACCCAGATCGAGCGAAAGAGAACATGGGTGGATACCAAGTGGCGTGAAGAAGGGATATCAGAAGAAGTCATTCAGCAGGCATTATCTGTTCTTCATCCAACAGGAAATCCATTCTTGGATCTATGTGTCTGGAAAGGTCGCTTCCCAAGTACAAAAGCGAGATTCTGCACCGTGGAGTTGAAGGTTCGTCCATTCTTCGATCAAATCTATCTCCCATTGCTGGAAGAAGGCAAGAAGATTGTGAGCTGGCAAGGTGTTCGAGCTCAAGAGAGTTTTGCACGATCTCAGTTGCCGGAAAGGGAAGACACTCCTGAAGGCTACGAAATATACAGACCACTTATTAAATGGACGGTAGAAGATGTATTCGCAATGCATGACAAGTACGGGATTGAACCTAATCCTCTATATAAATTAGGCATGGGACGTGTTGGGTGCATGCCATGTATCAATGTAGGAAAGATGGAACTGTTCGAGATTGCCCGGAGATTCCCAGAAGAGGTTGAACGGATCGCACAATGGGAGGAAATAGTGAAGATGGCTTCAAAGCGGAATGGAGCTTCCTTCCTGGCAAGCAATGAAGGTGAGCATATCTGGGACAAAGTGGATTGGTCCAAGACAGTACATGGCGGTAAACAGATCGACTTGTTCAAGTCGCTGGCGTTTGATGATGTGCCGGTTTGCTCGAGTCAGTACGGACTATGCGAATAAAATAGCACCCCATAACAGAGGAAGGGAATACCCTCCCTTCCCACCACACAATGAGGGCTAGGCCCACCAAAGGAGAGATAACACACATGCCAAACCAAGAAATCGTGATTATGAACGAGGATCAAAAGGCAGTGGCTCTTAAAACCACCAAAGACATTTTCTTTGCAGCCAAGGAATTGCATGACCGGATTGGTAGGGATGGATTAACTAATGAAATGGCAGGGGTATTACCCAGCTTGATCGAGGGATATTTTGTGGATTTGGCAATTCAACTCGACTATGGCAGCAAGCTGGCGAAAGATGTTGAGGAACGGCACCAGACGATCAGAGAAAAAAACATGCGCATTCGGGAATTGGAAAAACAGCTTGCTGATAGTAAGCCGATTGATGGGCTATCAGAACAACTATATCAATTGTACCAACATGTTTCTGATTGGTGGAATACACACGGATTCCATCATGTATCGGAACCAGGTTTCACTTCATCAGGAATTTTCACAGCCAAATTTTCATTTATGCTCGACCATCTTGGAAGGATGAGCAGAAAGCCTGTAACGGAAAAGAGAAACCATCAAGAACGAATTCAGGATTTAATCAATGCTGGTTGGGAGATCGTTTTCGATGAACAAGGACGCAGTCCCGAATTGGTTGATAACGAAAATAATCGCTCCAGGTTGATAAATCTAATCAAGGGTCGTTTTCCATCAGCGAAAATCATCAAAACCCGGAATTGGCAATCGGATAGTGACGAGAATGTATTCATTTATCGCAACGTGGAGGTTTATATCTACGATCTGCGAGAGATTCCAGAAACAAAGAAGAGGATTGAGGCTCCGGCCTCTAACCAAGGAGGGATATACAATGTCAAAACGACTTAACAAGAAATTTTACAAACGTGTTGTTACGGACCAACAGCAGGAGCAGGAAACACCAAAATTCTATTTGTCCAAGGCAATCAAGCTGATGCATGCATGGTATGAACGGAGATATTTAACCATCATTGGCCCGGAATGGTGGGAGGGTTTTGAACAGATTCCGACATCGGAATTTAAGACATACATGAAGCATGCGTACAGCGAAGCTGATGTTGCCTTCAAGGAAGAGTCCTTCGGATTACACCCACAACGTCTGGCGGATGATTACAAGAAGGCGAAACGCAAGCAGGCGCGTAAGCCAAGGAAGGTTAAAGAAACTCCTGTACGCAAGCTGAGGAAGCCAGAGACGTTCCTTATAACCAACAAGCAATATGAAAAAATCGAGGTCACAGGGGAATTGGTCTTCACTAAACGTGATTATAAATTCTTCATACATCGGACAGAAGATCCATGGGGCTGGCGTTGGACTGTATCGGATGCAGCTTGCGGGATGAGGATTGCAAGTTCGGACAGGTACAAGCAGGCCGTCAAACAGGCTGAGGAAATCATTGATAAGAACCTTGAACGCTATATAAATACAGTCAAGTTGAGGGAGGAAGAACAGTCATGAGTACTCTGATAAATATTTACTTGAAAATGAAAGAGGAACAAAATCGGCTCACCAAAGAACTGGAAGCTAAGGACAGCACCATTGAGACGTTAACCAAACAAATTACGGATGAGGTTGCTATATCAGCAGCGGCAATTGTTGAACGGGATCGGCTCCGCAAGGAGCTTGAAGAGGCACAGCGTGGCAAGGATGTCATGGCAAATTACCTTAACGAGCTGATGCACAACACATCGAACATGGTGGTTGCATCGCAGATTGTTAATGTGTTGCGGGAAGCTGTGGGGCGTGAAGGAGAGGGAAACCAAGGTGAACCTGATCGATCCTGACGACTTCCCCTGGTACCACAAGTTATGGCTGATACCGCTGGCGTTGGTCGTGATGGCGTATCAATGGATACACGATAAATTCAAGGGTTGAGGCTTGGGCCTCTCCCTACTAAGGAGGATATAACACATGCCAAGATTGATCGATGCTGACAAGTTGGTCAAATGGCTTGAAGATTCGCCGGGAGCCGCTGGATTCTGGCGCGAGGGCGGCCCGGATATAGACGAACACGATGCATATGACAATCTGGTGGATGCCATTAATGATGGTGTTTTTGATCCAGATCAACCGAGGGAGGATATATAGATGACACAAACAGCGTTGACCATAACACAATTGCAGGATATTGAATTCCTGATCAATCTGCAAAAGGAACTTAACAGCCAGGATGACGACTGCCAAGCGTCTCCACGCTTTTGGACAGTGGGTGATTACAAATGGGTTGAATGTTCAGAGGATAATGCAGAGCGCCACTCAGTTCACCTTCCGCAAGATGGCGAATCCTACGAAATAAATTATTTCTTGGAACAGATACTGGACAGGGATGAGCTAAAGCCTGATGCGTTGGAAGCACTGGACGAGATTGATTGTGCTGAAACGGCTCACGAGTGGATTACTGAACATTATGACTACGGCGCAACACTTCACCCTGAACGAGAAGAACACTTTATCAGACCAAACACGATGTTTCTGACAAAGGATGAAGCCAAACGCCACATCGAAGTGAACCATTATCACTACACTGACCGGGCTCATACATACGCTATGACAGCGTGGAGGGCTCCAAAAGTTGAACGGTTGTTGAAGGTTTTGAGCGAATTTGATTTTGAAGGTATTTGCGGCAAGGCCGCCCTCGGAACGACCGAAATACTAAGCGAAGCGAGGCCGTATCAGGTGTTGGTCGGTCTCCCCAAATAGGAGGATATACAAATGCCAATTATCAAACATGAAGGTCAAACACAGATTGAATTCGGAACAGGCGACATCAACGTTTCGCCGGGATTGCTCCAACTGGATTATCCTTGCGGCGTGGTTGTATTCCAGCCAAAAGGTCCGGGTCCAATCGGTGAGCGCCAGAAGAACGAAAAGGTTATTGCACAACCAGCAGAAACGCCAGTTCGAATGACTTTCGATAAAGTGGAGTCGATTGACGTAGTAATCAGGGCGCTTCAGGAAGCCAAACGGATGATGGAAGAAGAGACGTGGGAAAGTTTGTTGGCTCCCAAGGAAGGAGCGGAACAATGAAAGACTTGAATTTCGGAAAACCATTTGAGTGGCAAGAACTGAACGGCAAGACTCTTCAGATACTTGCTGGCACAGAGAATGGAACATTGATCGTAGTAGGAAGAGATGTAGAATCACATGATTTGTACGTCCTTCACACCAAAAGTGAAAAAGAAATGATCAAAGAAGATATCCAGGCATACATGAAACAACGAGAAAAACGATTGCAGGCAAAGAATCCGGGGCGCTTTCCTTCTAAGCTGAGAGCATTGTTTATTGATACAGATGAAAGTTTGTCTATGTATCCAAAGGTTAAGGAAGGAGTGGATAAGCATGAGTAAACCTGTAATCAAACTCGAAGAGATTTCATATGAGGTACCATTCGATCCAAATGGAAGAGAATATCCGGTGTTCGTCATCAACGGAGCACACAAGGCACCGTACGTTCAAGGGAGCATTTGTTGTACAGGGTGCGGAGAAAGCCATCACTACCGCTGGAACCAAGAAGGACCATGGGTGCAGATCAAATGTCCCAAATGCGGCAGTGTATCAGCTTGGTGGGAAGAGTATTACGACGATGAAGAGGTTGGGGAGGAAGAAGCATGAGACAATTTGGATTAACGTATGATGATGCCATTGCAATTCAATCATCGTTGTTTGAGGGTCTAAGAGCACAAAACAGGCTATATAAAGCCTTCAGCCATGATCTATCATCTATGGAAAAACGGATCGCAAAGGAAGAAATGAGACGTTCTATGAAAAAGATCGCATATCTCAACAGCTTTACAAAGGCTAAGAGTAAACCGGAGCTTCGAGATATAGGGAAGTTGGTGGTGGAATGAACAACCGAGTAGCTGGTTTGATAAATGAGTGGGAAGGCGTAGCTCCAGAGGATTTGATTGAAGCTATAAAAGAACGTGACCAAGCAATGGAAAGAATGACAGAGATCAATGCAAGTATTGCGGCTGAACGGGACGAGACAAAACGTTTGCTTGAGTGGTTTCAGAATAGGTGCTTGGAATTTATGAACGAGAAGGCGAAGTGGGAAACACGGGAGGGAACGGCGTGAGCACAGAAGAGATTATTGTCACACCTAAGCAGGAAGACATTGATGATACAAATAAGATCATCCAGTTGAACTTCTTCTCGGATGTAGATAAGGAAGATATCCGTAAAACCAAGTGGCTTCTTGGGAAATATGTCGACATGATGGACATCATCCAAAACTATGAGTATGCACTTAAACAAATTGAGAATGGAATGTCGGCTTATGAGTTGTTGTCCGCTGAAGGTTCTGTTGCCAAACGGGAGTCGGGGCATGAATTGACTGCTGATGTAACGGCGAATTCAATCATTATGAAGGACAAGCGTCACGAAAATTACAAGTTATACGTGTTCTTAACTAACAACGTTCGTTTTGCTATTAGCAATATCAAAGATCCTCATGAAGGAGTCGCGGCAAGGTTATTGTTCTTGGAGGGTAAAAAGTATCTTAAAGCACAAGGATACATGGAAAAAGGCTATCGCAAGGATGTACCGGGCATTGCAGCTACTACTTTTGCGGATAAACGGCGCAGAGCCATCGCTAATATCTCTAATAGTTTGAAATTTAATCGCACTCTAGATTTTGTAACAATAGACTATGGACGTGGAAGAGATGAAAATGGTGAAATAGGTTTAAGGTTGCCATAACCAAAAAACCGCTGCGGATTTAATTCGTAGCGGTTTTTGAAATTTTAATAGGAATATTTTACTGTATGATGTATGATATTGGTGAAATTTGTTGGAAAAGAAGGAGGTTTATCCTATGGAAAATCAAAATGAAGTTATTCTAACTGAAGAGGAAGAAGCTCTTGAGGAAAAGAAAAAGGCTCGAATTGAGCAAGAAGTTCAAAGACTACATAATAACTTAGCAAGTGGCAACCTAGATACGCTTATTTCCCGAGTTGCATACGTTTTAAATAACTATAAAGAATCACGAAATTCAGATATGATTCTGAAAATAAAGTATTGGCAAATCTTCCAGGGTGTAACAGGTAACACCATTGATATTAAGGATATGTTTAAACTCGAAAGAGATACACAAATTTCCCGCGCTAGGGCAAAAGTACAGAATGAATATAACTTATTTCAAGCAGATCAAAAAATTCGTTGGTACAGAAGAGGTAAAGAAGAAACAGAAAAAGAGATTCAAATATCAAATAAACCCAGTCACCCATCTTTAACTATTTTTGCAGATGAAAGTGGAAAGTCAGGTGCGGATAAATATTTAATTATAGGTGGGTTATGGGTCTTAGATCACAACCGGGTACTTGAACTTCAATCTCACTTTAAGAAGTGGAAAGCAGATAGAATGGATATGAAGCTGCCCAAGGAATTCCATTTTACTGAAATGAAGAAGCACCAACTTGATTCATATAAAGAAATTTTCACTGAACTTATGTCTCTTTCTGACATGATTAGTTTAAAAGCTGTGGTGACAGAAAGGTCAACAAATAGGTATAAGACACTTGACGAAATGATATACGCAATGTTCTATCAACATGTTCATCATGGTGTTGAACATGAAAGATCAACTGGTAGAATAACTTTGCCTAGAGCAGTGAATTTTTGGAAAGACAAAGAAGAAGGAAACGACAAGTTATTTATGCAAGAGTTGGAACAACAGTTGGTAACAAATTTTAAAGGGTATTTTGATGATCAATTGACTTTAGATTTAATAAGCCCAATAGATTCGTTTGTAAGCCACTTAATACAGATGGCTGATCTCTACACTGGTTGTATTAATAGATACCTTAATCCTCCAAAGGATGGAGCAAGGAATCACAAAGATGAATTTGCTGATTTTGTTTTTGATTTATTGAACCTAAACCCGTTAGATCTAAAAGATCAAAATAATGATATGGCAATGATTCATTATTTATAGATATTAATTATGTAGCAAAAACGCACAAAAAGAATGATATTCTAATTTTATAAAATTCTGAAAAAATGTAAGGTCGCTCTTAGGAGCGGCCTTTTTGTATTGGAGGGGAGAGTATGGAAGGTCATTATTACAGCAGAAATGAACCGGCTATCCTGAGGATTTCGGACAAGCAACCAGAGAAGTGTAGGGGCTGTTGTTTGGGAACCTGGACGGGGGTTGTTCAGATGTGTATTATGCCGCGCTGCTGGAAATCGAATTACGCCCAAGAGAAGGTGACTAAATGAGAAAGGTACAGCCGATCCGTGATGAACGGGTTATAGATGGAATGAAGGAATACTTCTATATACGAAGCATGCGGAATTACTTATTTTTTTGTATGGGCATATACAGCGGACTTCGAGTATCTGACTTGCTCGAACTCAAGGCGTGGCAAACTAAAGGGACCCATATCAGTATGGTTGAGCAAAAAAATAAGCATGCGAAGACTTTTATTATCCATCCGAGTATAAGAGAGGATCTGGACGAATTCACTGCTGACATGCGACCAACTGATTATCTGTTTGCTAGTCGTCAGATTAAAACGATCAGCCGTATGCGAAATAAACCGATCGATCGGACAACAGCCTATCGTTTTTTACACGAAGCAGCTCAGGAATTCAGGTTAAAGGATATCGGAGTCCATTCATTGCGGAAGACATGGGCATATAGGCTCTACATGGACAATCCTGAGAACCTAGCGTTACTAATGGATATGTTTGGACACAGCGATCCAAGGGAGACTTTGGACTATATCGGGCTGACTCAGGACATGATGGACAAGGCAATCTTGAATTTAAGGTGAATTTAGTGCAACACAATACGGTTTATATTGCACTCATTTATCAATTAGAAAGACATTAGATGAAGAAACATGTTTTTTCATGCCAGAAATGAGTGCAACAGAATTACCTTTATGTTTCACTCAACTTACATTATTTAGTGGATATGAGTACAGAACAACAGCCTGCGATTCAGCCGGAGGCTTATTTTGATTCGTAACGTTTGACTATTACTGACCTTAAATAGGAATTCCAACTCAATTACATGAAAGTGGTGATAATTTTGTGAGCAGAAAACAGAATCCGAATCGGAAGAAAGCGTTCAAAATCTGGAAAGATAGCAGTGGGGTGATGAAGCCGAAAGAGATTGCGGAGAAGTTGGGCATTACACCTGAATCAGTCCGAAAGTGGAAATCACTTGATCAATGGGAAGGGAAGATTGCGAACGCTAAACCTGGTGCTCCTCGTGGAAATCAGAATGCTAAAGGCAACAGAGGTGGTAAAGGAGGTCCGCTCGGCAATCAGAAAGCTGTGACACATGGATTGTTCCGTAAGTTCGAACCGCAAGATCCTGAGTACCTTGAACTTATTGATATTGTTCAGCAAATGGAACCTATAGACATGATCTGGCATAACATCACCCAGGGATTCCGTAAAATCATTTGGGCGCAGCGTATCTTCTTCATCAAAGACAAAGAAGATATGACCAAAGAGTTGAAAAGGGAGAAACCAGGTGAGTATGGAGATGAATACGAATGGGAAATTCAATTCGCTTGGGATAAATACGCTAGTTTTATCAAGGCAGAGGCTACAGTCATGCGTGAGATCAGGGGAGCTATCAAACAATTCCTTGATATTGCACCACAGGAAGATGAGCGAAGATTAAAACTGGATCAGATGCAGGCAAAAGTTGATAAAACCCACCTTGAGATCGAGAAACTGAAGAATGGTGATGGAGATTCCGAGGATGATCTGATCGAAGATTGGGTAAAGGCGGTGGAATCTGGTGAGTAAAGAGTCTCCGCAAACGAAACGGCGCTTTGCTGCATTCAAAAAGAGAATTCCTGAGTACCGGAATAATCCGGTTCTTTTTTGCGTGGAGCTGCTGAAATTCACTCCTGATGAGTGGCAAGCAGAAGTGTTGATGGATATAGCGGGAAGTCCACGGGTGTCGGTGCGATCTGGACAAGGTGTGGGAAAGACCGGCCTTGAGGCTGCGGTGGCATTATGGTTTCTATCATGTTTCCCGTTTCCGAAGGTTATTTGTACAGCACCGACTCGTCAGCAGCTGCACGATGTCTTATGGGCAGAGATTAGTAAGTGGCAAGAGAAAAGCCCGGTGCTCAAAAAGATACTCAAATGGACAAAGACTAAGATTTACATGCGTAATTACGAGGAACGCTGGTTTGCTACAGCCCGGACAGCAACCAAGCCAGAGAACATGCAGGGTTTTCACGAGGATTATATGTTGTTTATTGTGGACGAAGCTTCAGGGGTTGAGGATCGGATCATGGAAGCGATCCTGGGTACACTCTCAGGCGAATTCAACAAGTTGCTCATGTGTGGAAACCCGACTCGGACTAGCGGTGTATTCTATGATTCCCACAACCGAGACCGAGCAGATTACAACACACATAAAGTGTCTTGCTTGAACAGCCCTCGGACAAGCAAAGAGAATATAGCTATGCTTGAACGGAAGTACGGAAAAGGATCTGATGTATGGCGTGTCCGGGTTGAGGGAGAATTCCCTCGTGGAGAGTCGGATACTTTCATCGCGTTAGAGGCGGCTGAGTTCGCCAAGAATGAAGTTCGGATTGTATCTAACGGACACAAGCTCACTGTAGGTGTGGACGTTGCTCGTTTTGGTGACGATGAAACAACCATATACGGACAAATTGGTGGGAAGGTAGTGAAGAGTCATTTCCACCACAAGCAAGATACAATGACGACTACCGGCTGGGTATTAAGGATCGTTGATGATATCAGGTCAGAGCATGCAGAAGTGGATGAAGTAGAGATCAGAGTCGATGACAGTGGTATAGGTGGAGCTGTGACGGATCGTCTCAACGAAATAAATGATGAGAGGAATCTTGGTTACACCATAATTGGGGTAAACAATGGGTCTTCGGCAGACGATGCACATTATGGAAATCTTGGTTCCGAAATGTGGGGGCACATTAAATCTTTGTTAGAAGAGAACATGAGCAATTATATTCTTGGGGTTTCTGGTGTCCTTGAACTGCCGAAAGATGAGAAATTGGTAACACAATTAACAAGCCGTAAATGGAGAATGGGTAGCAACGGACGAATATATCTTGAGAAAAAAGAGGATATGAAGAAGCGAGGGCTTCAGTCTCCTGATAGAGCGGATGCTTTTGTTTTAGCTTTTGCTAATATTCAAACAGAATCCGGATTTGCTTTTGGGTAAACGAGAAAGTCCAAGAAATAAGGAGTGAGAGTAACTTATGAGAATTGCGAGAAAGTGAAGGTCGAACTCCCCAAAAAAGCTCTTTAGCGAGAAGGTTATTTACAGCTAAATACGGCTAATTACGAGGTTTTACTTCCAAACAGGAAACAAGGTAAAGTATCTTTATTACAGAAAGGAGTTAAACAAATGAAGAGAAATTTTGTTCTGTCGTCGGATAACGACAAACCAATAGTGCCGTTAGATGTGGTGGGTAATGGAGAAGCAATCTGTAAAAAATGTGGGGAAAAGATAATAAGATCAATGGCGCACATATGGAGATGTGAAAAATGTAAAAGAGAATACTCAGGTCCTATGTTGTGATTATAGTAAAATACTTTGGAAACAGCAACTAAGATCAAAGAGAGAAGGCAGGATTCTTTTCTTGCCTTTTTTTAATGAGCAGATTCTTTTGTTCGTTCGTTTTCGCTGCTCGGTATAGTAGTTTGAATGATTTACCATAATACTTTAAAATGATTAAAGATTCATATAACTACGAAAGAAGGATGATTATATGTTGACAAACCCTCATTTAGAGTACGAGCTCCTTGCCAAAGAGATATACGAAATTTTACATAGATCGGAGGGAGTAGAGAATATTGATGTTAAACATAATGTAAAGGTGATGGGAAGGTCTGGCTGTGAACATCAAATTGACGTTTTTTGGGAATTTAAAATGGTTGGTCAAGTATATAGAGTGGCGATAGAGTGTAAGAATTATAGCAAAGAAGTTTCAATAGGAAGAATTAGGGATTTCTTTGGAGTGATCCATGATATAGGCGATATAAAAGGTATTTTTATCACTAAGGAAGGATATCAAAGCGGAGCCAAAAAGTTTGGTGAGTATTACAACATTTCCCTACAAGAAATGAGAGAGCCTAATGACAATGATTGGGAAGGTAGAATTAGGAAAATTGTTATTAACACGAATGTAATTAGCCCCGTGTTTAAGAAAACAAATTTAGGAGTTAATAAAGAATGGCATGAAAAAAAATCCAAAAATGTAGATTTGGATAAAAAACAATTCTTAGCAGATTCGGATAGTGCAATATTAACTGACGAAAATGGGGCATTTATAACTAATGTGACGCAGTTATTCAATCAAGTGCCTGTATTAATGGGCGAGGATTTCAATAAAGCTGACATATCGGAATTGATAAATAGGTCACATACATTCGATTACGACAATGCTTATATGATGATTAATGGGTCTAAAGAGAAAATTGATAGTGTAACTTTCACATATGACATAACGAAAGAATCAATCGTTTCCGAGGCAGAGTTTTTTGCGAAAGCCATACTAAAAGACGTGAAATCTGGTGATATTAAGTTTTTTGACCACGATGGCGGCGTGAAATAATGAAAATCCGTAGTAACACCGTAACAACTCAAAGATATTTTAAATCCATAAGAGTATAACAAAAGAAAGAAGGCACTGAATTTGTAGATCCACTTCTATATAGATGGACAAAAAACGCTTTAGAAGAAAGATTTGGAGAGAAAATTCCCTAAAACAACTGCTTTCCACTTTGATTTTCTTTAGCTCTAAGGAGAGCTGAAATTGAACGATATTTTTCCAATGTATTATTCTCCAGACGAAGAAGAGTTTAAACAATTATGGGATAATTGTATTTTTGTGTTTGACGCTAACGTTCTATTGAACTTGTACAGGTATTCTATAAAAACATCTGATCTCATTTTGCTTATTATGAATCAACTCTCAGACAGAATTTGGATTCCCTATCAAGTAGCATTAGAGTATCAGGCTAATAGACATAAAGTAATATATGAGCAAAAAGCAGCCTATACACAAGTTAAAAGTATAATTAATAAATCGTTTGAAGAATTGTTAAACCGCTTGGCTACAGATTTGAACAAGTATAATAAAAGACATCCGATTATTGAAGTAGGTAGTATAACAACTAATGTCGAAAAATTAAAAACAGAAGTGATTGATAAACTTGAAGAACAAGAAAAGAATCATCCTAATCACAATGAGCAGGACAAAATTAGAGAAGTAATTGATATATCTTTCTATGGAAAAGTTGGGCCGCCATATAGTCAGGATCGGTTGGACGAGATATACAGAGAAGGAGAGAAACGATATAAGCTAAAACAGCCTCCTGGATTCAAAGATTTAAATGAGAAAAAAGATCAGCGAAGATTCCATAAAGGTTTAACTATAGAAAGTCAATATGGGGACTTAATTGTTTGGAAACAGATTTTAGATATGGCGAAAGAAAGAAATAAATCAGTTATTCTAATTACTGATGACGGAAAAGAAGACTGGTGGCAAAAAGAATCTGGTAGGATAGTAGGTTCTAGGGTGGAACTCACGGATGAGTTCATGTATTCCACAAAACAAAACTTTTATATGTATGAATCATATAGATTTATAGAGTATGCTCAAAAATACTTAAATCAACAAGTTGACAGAGATGCTATAGCAGAAGCACAAAATTTAAAAAAATCTAATGATTCATTGGATTCTAATTTCGATGTTATGGAAAAGTTTCTGGAACTTTATAATGATGCAAGGGAATTGGAACAAACCAAGCACACTGAAGAAAAAGGGAAATATAACGTTAATGATCAAGTACTACATTATAAATGGGGACTTGGAATTATTAAAAAGGTGATAGGTGGAGGTGATGATCAAGAATTGCATATTGAGTTTCCTCATCCAATCGGATTCAAAAGACTCTTATCATCATTTGCTGTCCTTGAAAAGATTTATTATCCGAATGAAAATGATGTTGTATAGATCCGTAGTAAATCCGAATAAACTCAATGTTATTATAAATCCATAGAAGTATGACTAAAGAAAGAAGGTAAGGAAAAATTTCCTGCCTTCTTTTTGTTTTGACAGAAAGGAGGTAGGCGATTGGGGGTAAGATCATGGTTTATTAACTGGCTTGAAGCAGGAAGGACGAAAAACGAGCCTGACCGAATGACAGAGAGTTATCCTTTTCCGTACGGAGTGATGATGCGTAAAGGTAATAACCAGCCAGCACCTAAGCGAACTCCAACAAACTTGCGGAAACTATCGGAATCGCCAATCCCGAGAAGGGCAATCAATGTCATTAAAAACGGAATTACAAAGCTGAACTGGTCTGTGACAACTATTGATGAGAACGAGAGTGAGAAGTATCGCGAAATATGCAAGATCATTGAACGATCTCTATTGAAGCCTAACCCAGGTGACTCATTCCGTTCGTGGATCGAGCAGCTTGTGGAGGACATGCTTGTTTGCAGTGCGGGTTCATCCGAGGTTCTGCGGGCAGGAGATCCACGTAGGCCGTTTAGGATGTATCCTGTTGATTCGTTCTCTGTAGATTTGTATCCGGAATGGGATGGTAAATCGACTTCGTACAGGTATGCTCAGAGGGTTAACGGTCAACATATCCATCTGAAATCTTCTGAACTGATGTATATACGTATGAATCCAAGGAGTAATACACCATTTGGTCTTTCTCCACTTGAGGTAGTATGGGAGTCGGTTGAAAGTTTCATCTCAGCTCACCGGTCAGCAGGCAGGCAGACTTCAAATGCAGGTAGGCGTAAATTGATCAACTTGGGCAAGAATGCAGATGCCGTAGCAGTAAAAGCATTCAGATCTTACTGGGAAAACGAGGTCATGGGCAGGGGAATTGACCCAATCATTGGTGGTGAGAATCCGGGAGTTCTTGATCTTGGGGCTACTGATGACAAAGCCTTGTTCCTTGATTGGCAGCGTTTTTTGATTGAAATCGTGGCTATCTCCTTTGATATATCGCCCAAAAAGCTTGGACAGACCAAGGATGTTAATAGAAGCACAGCCGACAGCGAGGATGAAGATACTGAGGATACCGTTCAATCTATATCAGAGAATATTGTCGAACATATAAACAATCATATTATTGACGGTATTTTTGGTATGGGTGGAGTTCTTGAATTCAAATTCCATTATGAAACGTCATTGAAGGATCGGAAGCTCAAGGCGGATATTGATGCAATCTATTTGGATCGTCGAGTCATTACGCCGGATGAGGTTCGTGATGAACAAGCTAAGAAGGCGTTGCCTAATGGTCATGGGGAAGTGCTGCTTGTGCCAGGCAAAACAACTGTAGTGAACCTGAAGGACCCTGCTGGAGGACAACCGCAATCCAAAAAAACCATTAGTGATAGTGATCCTCCACCAAATACAACTGAAGAGTATGAACCTTAACACCGCTTAAATGAGCCGGTGTTTTTTTATTTTCGCAGTGAGATGGTGGGAAAATGCTTTCGAAGATAGTTTTTAAGCTGGTGAGGATGACTTATCAGCGGTCTGTTCCTGTACCGAGAAACCGGGCAGAAAGACGAGAATTTAGATTCCGCGGAAGGGGGTGAGAAGTTAAATGCTCAAAACATTGAAATTGAGCAATCAGCGAATGCGCGTTCAGGACTTTAAATTATCCGATGAAGGTGGACATCCCAACAAAGTTCCCTTCAAGTGTGCGTTGTTTGCTGTTGATCAACCAAGTGATGGATCTCCACATGGAGCTGGAGGGAAGAAGATTAGGATTTCTTCAGACGTATGTGATAAAAATTTGCATACTTTTGTCGGGATGGCTCTCAACATTGATTATACCAATGGCATGTCAGACCATGACACACGCTTTAAAGTCGCAGTCATTGAGAAAGCATACCGGAACATGGATGGTTTTGCTTGGATCGAAGGTTTCATCTACGGGAAAGATTTCCCTGACGTGGTTGCGACTATCCGTTATTACAATGGGTTGGCAAAAGAACACAACTGGAGTGAATTCCAGTTTGGCGCATCTCTTGAAATGGAAGCGTCTGTGCAGAACGCGGCAGATGATGAAAATGTACTCGATGTTATGGAATTCTGTGGCACAGGAGCTGCAATATTGTTTGCTGATGCTGCTGCCTACAAAACAACGAGCTTTGCAGCTCGAAATACAAACAAAGGACAGGAGGATGTCAATATGACACCAGAACAAGTCAAAACGATGGAAGATGCAATGAAAGCAATGCAGGAAGGTATGACGACTCTTACAGCAAGTGTACAGAGTGTTGTAACTGAGGTTGGGTCTATTAAAACTGAAGTTACAAGTATGAAGGCATCGAAGGAAGAGGATGAGCAAAAGACGGCAGAGGAACAAGCTGCTGCTGATTTGAAAGCAGCTCAAGACAAAGCAACTGCATTGGAGAAAGAACTAAAAGAGTTGAAGGCTGCGGCTACACCTCCTGGTGAGCCAGAACGAAAAACAATTAGCGCTACTTCATTGCTCTCCAAATACGGTGCCAACCTTTCTGGAAGCGAAGATGGGACTGATTATAAAACCTTCTGTGCTTCAGTTGATGCCCTGAACCTTTCGTCCTCTGAATCATTCAAATTAAAAATGCAGGCAAAAGCACAATTTGCCCAGAAAGAGAGCGTGTAATATATGAACAGCCGCGTAGGGCAAGCTCAATTCGTTGATATCGCAGCAGCAACTCAATTCCAAGGACCAGGTGCTCTGATTACGGATGATTATCAAAAAGAAATTACAGACATTCTTCGCCGGAAGTCGGTGTTGGATGGACGAATCAATTACGTCCCAGCTACAGGTGATATCTCAACGTACTATGAACAAAACACTGTCAACGGTGGGGATTTCATCGACCCTCGTAATCCTTCGGCTACACCAACAATCAATGAGCGCACGCCTCATGGTGTGAAGATCAAGGCTTTGACGAATCAGGTCAACTTCGGGCATTACGATGTCACTCTCGGACAACAGCAAAATAACTTCCCTGAACTGAAAGCCAAGGATCTCGATGACATGCTAAATGGTATTGCATTGACACATGGTAAAGCCCTATGGCGTGGAAATGACACGGCATTGGCTGTTCCTACCACTAGACAATACATGGGCATTCCAAGTCAGATCACAAATACGTTCACAGTAGGTGTTGGAGCATCGATTGTTGCTGCTATTCGCGCAAAAGTTGCCGCAATGGTAGGAAGCGAGAAATATGAAGTACTACCGACAGCGATCTACATTCACCCAATCGGTCATTATCACATGACTGAGGAAGTACGTTTGGCTGTAGAAAGCGGAAAAATGTCTGATCCGTTTGGTAAAACAGTTGTGGCGGGTCTTGAGGTTCCCACTATCATGACAGCGGCTGGCTTGTTACCGATCATCCCTGAGCCGTTTATGCCTTCTAAAGCAAACGAGACTAACACAGGCAATACGGATTACGGTATCGCAATTGTTACCGAATCCATGATTGAGTATCACTATGTTGGTGAAAAGGGTATGTTCCTGTTCGAACTTGGAACAACTAGCAACCTGCTGGAACAATACGTTGGTGTGAAATATGGAGCACCGGTTGCTAAAGGTCCAAGTTACGCTCACGCGTACGGAACTATCGAGCGTCCTACCATTGCTGCTGTAGGCTAATCAAGTTCAAGGCGGCCCAGAAGGGCCGTCTTACAGAAAGGAGAATGACTTCGTGGCAAAATCGAATTTGGACAGATTGAAGGATGCTATTTCTGCTGCTATTGAACTGTTATCCCAAATGAAAGCCGGAGATGACCCGGGGCAGTATCCAATTGCTGCTGTTGAAGCTTTTCAAAGTGCCATAAAAGAAGCTGAATCATTGGTAGCAACTGATGGTGCTGAACCGAGTCAATTTGAAGTTGGAAATCACGTGCTGAATGAAGCACGAGAAGCTTTTATATCCAGCAAGGTTGTTGAACCGCCAAAAGAAGAAATACCGGATGTTGTTGAATTGACTTTGATCGGCACGCCAAGCCAGTGTAAAGGCTCGCATTCTATCCATTTCAACGGAGGGATTGTGACATTCCAGGAAGGAAAGACATTTGTTCCAAGCGCACTAGGAAATACGCTCATCAAAGCTGGTTATGCGAAATGAGCCGTTACCTCGAAGTTACCGATATCGATTATGTTCCTGCCGGTGTCAAACTAACAGAACCTTTGATCATTCGTGCATCAGCAATCATTGACGGCAGATGCAAGCGAGAGATTGGAGTAAAGACATACACCGAACGAATATCCCTCACTGATTCTCAGCGGGGGCACTTGTCGTATTATCCTGTACTTGATCTGCTGAGTGCAAAAGGGAGGCCGACACAGGGTGCATTCGGAAACTTCTTTGGTTCTCCTGAATTCGAACCGATCGATAACCTGAACATTATTGATGTGGATAAGGAAATCGGCTCAGTGTGGTGCGGACAATCTTCTTTTGGTTCTCCATACAAAGAGTTGGAAGTGAGTTATACGAGTGGTTGGGAAATCATACCGGATAAAGTGAAGGTGGCTTGCGGGTTGCTCATTGGTCAGATGGCTACCAATCCTAATTCTAATGTGAAGTCGAAGAAGGATTTCGATTACAGCATTGAGTATTTTGGAAATAACATGATCACACCGGAGATTGCCGATTTGTTGTCGGAGTTCGAGCTTCGGTCATGTAGGTAGGTGAAGATAAATGTTCTATGAGTTCTCTCACCGTCACACTGCCTGTACAGTGGACGAAAATGAGGAATCGGTCATTCTGTCTCGTGAAACAAAAGCAACCACTGTAATGGGCAAAGAATACGTGTACAATGGGCTGTTTTCACCAGATTCAATGGTTGAAAGGGGCTCTTTGGTGCGGACGAGTGATTCTTTCTTAGTCCAGACAATCCGAAATACGGTTGATACGGACAAATACTGTTCTTTAATCAAAACGAACGTTACCATCGAAGTCCAAAGGTACATGCAGGAGTACGATACGAATGATAATCCAAAGGGCAAACCTGAGTTTACACTCGTAGCCGGGGATATCATTGGTTTCGCTCAACATGTCTCTGCTCAGCTGAGACAAGAAGAACCTGGTCTTCTATCTACAACTTCGCTGGTTCTTCTTTTACAGACCAGTGTTGATGTCAGGGTACCAAGTGATCCGGCATTGGTAAGTCCAGACCGCATCGTGATTGCTGGTAAGAAATATCAAGTGGATGTAGTGGATCGGATCAAGTATCCGAATCTGTTACATATTCAGTTGTGCGAGGACAGGCGATGATTATCGGGTACGATGCAGAGGGTGCAGCGAAGGACTTGGAAAATAAGTTGGCGGTTGAAATCACAGGTCTGACGAAAATTGTTATGCTTACTGCTAAGACTGGTATCAGATACTACCCTGCTGTCCGAGAGAGTTTGGAAATGCAAATGATTGTGCTGGCGAACCAAATGATTTCAGGTGACATCACCGCTGATTATTGGCAAGCCTGGCTGGAACAGTTCGGTAAAGGCTCACTTATGGCTGGACCGAGTCAAAACCCAGGCTTAGTCAGCTACATGAACAGTGAGGCATGGAACAACCTGAGGTCAAAGGGTAGCCGGGTAGTCGTAGGCCGGGGTAGAGGTACTTACAGAGCTATCGATGGCACGATTAAAAAGTCCAAAGGCGGATACGCAGGTGTAGATTTGGAGGAGTTGGCAGAACGTGGGGACCTTGATCCTTCGTTCAAAGCCACTCCTCCTACTTATTTCATGCGTATAGCTCTTGAATCCAATCGTGATCGGATATTAAACGGGATTAGTCGTGTCATTACCGAGTTTCCATATCATCGTTACTTCAGGGAGGTGAAGGATTGAGCTTAAAATTGTTGGATGCTGTTCAGCATGCGCTGAAAGCTGACACGGAATTAATGGAAATGTTGTCTCTCGAATCCTCTTCACCTTCCAACGAAGTAGTGATGAGGTTTACGAAGGGGATGGAACCAGAAATCACGATCAGCAACGAAACAGTTCCTCATATTTGCCAATATGTGATGCCAGGGCGCTTTTCACCCAATCAGTTGGTGTTCGAGGGTAAATTCTGTCTGGACTTCTATGCAGGGACAGGTTATGCGGCGAAAGAGCTTTTTGAAAGATCATTTCAAGTGCTGCACGATAAACGTATTACAATGCCGGGCTGGGCCACATACCTCTGCGTATTAACGTATGATGCTGATTTTGCAACTGGAATACAAGGTGTCAAAGGATACAAAGCAATTTACGATGTCGACTATCTCCGAATGAATTGAGGTGAAAATATGTCTCAGAAACAGGAAGAAGTAGAAGGGCAACCGGAGCCTAAGGAAGAATTTCCTGAGCTGAAAAAGCTGACCCAAGAAAAGATTCGTCTCGCTAAGAAACTTGGATTGATGGATGGTCAGCAACCTGTCGAAGGATACAAAGATACTAAAGATTACAAACGAATCGAAGAGATTGATTTACGGCTCTGGGAGCTTGTTTAATCAACTCTATACCCAAGGAGGATAAATATGAGACCACTCGTTTTTGATGGCGTAGGAACAATCGTAGCCCGTAATTTGGATGGAACAATTAAGTACGTTGAGGACAAGGTAACAAAGGTTACGTTACAACTGCAATTTGACTGGCAGGCGGTCATGGGCGGTGACAGTGGGTATGCATTCCATTACACAGCAGGAGATCTACAAGACAAAGTCAGCATTGAAGTACCGCGTTACTCTGCGGCAATCGCTGATATGTCTCAAGGCGGTAAAACAGAGAAGAAAGAAATTGTGTTTGACGAAACAGAAACGGCTTTTCTGAAGAATGGCGAATACAAACTGGCCTTTGGAGAAACATTGGTAGCGGACAGTGACGAAGTCTATCTCAAGGACCCTGATACTGATGCATTGACTCAACTTACCCGTGTGGCATCAACGCCGACCGATCAACAATACACGATTACTGCTGGGGTAATCGAATCTACTGCTGCAAATAATGACAAAGAGCTTCTTGTTACCTACAAATGGTCTAACCAGGGAACTGAAACTTCATTTGATGGAACTCGTCGCCCAACAGCGTTCAAATTCACGCACAGATTCAAACTGATCGATGACAAAACGAACAATGAGATTCAATGCCAGCTCACCATTTACAAAGCCTTGGGCGGTGGTACGCTTGACGTATCCCAAGAACGTAAAAAAGCTAATACTTCCACCATGGATTTGCAAGTCATGGAGCCTGAACGCACACCAGATAACCCGAATGGTCATGCAATGACTATCAAGTTCGGAATTTAAACTATCACACACAACCCTGCCGGTAATCGGTGGGGTTCTTTTTTTGGTAAAAACCACTTTTCAATTAAAAGGAGAATGAACATGAGCGAAGTAGAACAAGCAGTTGAAACCCAAGAAGAGAAAACATTGGACCAGACTTTAAACTTTGGCAGCACCGTACGTCTGGCTGAAGGTATCCATAAGACTATCAAGGTCGGGACAATAAAATTGATCCGGGAAGTACGGCAGCATGCGAAGAACCTCGGGGGTATTCGCTTCAGCTATGTAATTGGACGTGATCCTATTGAAGCAACGCAAGTTGGTGAGCAGGATATCCCAGCTATTGACTGTCCGGCTATTGAGCAGGCGTATCAAAAAACCTTCGATCTGATTTTTGTTGAGGGCCTAACGGATGAAGAGTATGAACAAGTGGACATGGAGGGCATCCAGGCTTTGGATAACGTTTTGGATCGATTTCTATAAAGAATCTTTTCCTCCAGATCCTGATTCCGCTGACGATGATGAGGATTCGGATGAAGGTGAAGTAGATCAACCAGGAACAGACTGGATGGGTCTATGGGCACTCTGTATCAGCAACGGTATATCTGATACAGAGTGGCCTAATATGACAATACCAAAAATACGAGCACTGATGAATGAAAAACAGCGCTCCCGTGAATTTGAAATCACTCTTCATGGCGGTTCGGTTGAAAACAAAAAGCCGAAGAAAGCAAAATACTTATCTGATCTTGGTTTCTTCCAACCAAGGTAGGGAGGAGGCAATATGGCGGAGGGAATAAATAGAGATGTCGTTGCTGCGCGAATTAATTTAGATACAGGCAAAGTCCTTCAGTCTTTCAAAAACATCGATACTGGAGCACGAGGAAACGCAGATGCATTTAAGGTCTTGAATGCTGAACTATCAACTGCTGAGAAATCATACAAGAATATAACTTCAGCAATGGATAAAATGGCTTTAACCTCGGATCAGCGCCGTCAGAAGATAATAGCCGAATATGAAGCTCAACAAAAGCAAAAACTTGCTCAAACTGCTTTGCTCGGTGCCAGGGCTCAACAGATCGAGCAAACTAACCGCTTGATAGATACTAAAATGCAGGCGCAACAAGCCTTGATTAAGAGAAGAAATCAACAGATTGAGCAGTCTGAACGTGAGCATCAACAAAAGATGCAGATTCTTCAAAATCGTTCAGTTAAATCGGGACAAGAGGCTGCGAAAGCAACCGGTACGGGTACAGACGAGCGCACGCGGGAACGTGTTTTGCAAGAGGAACAGAAGATACGTGTTGCACTTACAGAACGCCAGCGAAAAGAAGAAGCTCTCCGGGAAAAAGTGTTGCAAGAGGAGCAACGGATCAGACAAGCTTTGTCTCAAACTGAACAGCAAACCAAACGGATGGGGTCCACAATGGATGCCGTCTCTAAAAGTTGGATTGGTAGATTAGGAGATATGGCTACACATGCTGTTGTTTTTCACAGCATGTACAAGGTAATGCACGAAGTTACCCAAGCGATGCACGAAGGTTTAGTTGATATTGAATCGAACATGGCTGGTTACGTACAAACGAACGAGCACTATTTTGTTCATTTTGAAGATGGAACGAACAAAATGATTATGGATACCCAGAAGCTCAACAAGGAGACGAAACAGTTCATCCATACAGCTCATGAACTCGGTTCCAATATCTTGGATGTTACGGAATCTGCTCGACTCTGGGGGCGTATGTACAAGGATGTCAACGTGGTTCAAGAGCTTGTTCGACAATCCACAAAACTATCAACGGTGGACATGGTGGAACTCGAAGACGCAACTAAATCCATGGAATCCGTTATGTCTCAGTACGGAGTACACATCAGTAATGCAAATGATGCCATGGTCATTGGTAATCGAGTTTTGGATTCTTGGTCAAAGGTTGCCCATGATACGATGGCACCAGCTCGGGACCTGGGAGCAGCTTTCCAGAGAACGGGTAAAATCGCGGCTGAAACCGGAGTGTCTTTTGATGTAATGAATGGACTCATTTCTGCCGGTGTTCGGAATACAGCCTTGTCCGGAGAAAACCTGGGTAACATGTGGAAAACGGTTCTGGGTACAATTCGGACGGATAAAGCCGTGGATGAGATTGAGCGTCTTGGTGTCAAAACCAAAGAGGTTGTCGATGGCGTTGAACAATGGCGTAAAGCGGAAGATATTCTATTGGATCTTTCCATCCAGGTAACAGATAAAAACTATGACCTCACACAATCCTATGCGGATATCTCACGCGGGGTCTATCAGTATGCAAAACTGGCCGCTTCTCTTAATGTGGGGGACATCTTGCTTGGTACGGCTGCATCTGTAGGTTCCACTGGTTCAACAATGCAATATCTAACCGTTCAGATGGATACAATTCAGCGGAAGGCTGCACAGACCAAAACATCCCTCCTTGAGATTTTTAACACGGCTGGAGAAGACGGCCTTCGCCAGATGATCAAAGACGTGTTGGATGGTATTGATCAACTCTTGATCGGGTTAACGAAAATACCTACAGGTGTCTATGCAGCCACCGCCGGATTAACGGGTTTGCTTTTGGCATACAAAGCATTACGAGGTCCTGTAATGGCTGTAGTTGCAGCGATTGAAGTATTGAATGCAGCTAAAGCGAAAGAAGCTGCTACGACTGTTGCAGGGACAGCGGCGACAGCAGCAAACAGTGCGGCAAACACAGTAAATATCGTTTCCAGTGAAGGTGTGATTGTCTCTACAGTGCAACAGACTGCTGCAAGGGAAGCGCAAGTAGTCGCTACAGGAGCAGCTACTGTGGCTACTAGTGCCCTGAGTAAAGCGCAAGCGACAGCAACAATAACGATGGCCGCAGCAACTGCTGGATTATCTTTACTCGTAGGGGCAATTGCAATATTTGCATTTAAGAGTGGCGAGGCTGAAAAAGCAGAACGAGAAAGAATACAGAGTTTGAAAGATAGCGATTCTGCTAGTCAACAAATGATTAGTCAATACCAGCGGCAGATTGATTTACTCCCTAAAATGGTGAAAGCGCATAGCTCGCTAAAACAGATGATAGATAGCGGTACGATGTCTTCAAGTAAACAAGAGCAAGCTACACGACAACTTGACGAAGTACACAAAGCACTCGTGATGACGATCGGAGAAGAGGGTGTGGCTCAACTCGAAGCAGCTGGGTACACCGAAGAGGCAACTCAAAAGCAAATCGACATTTTGAAAGGAAGAACAAGCGAGCAAATAGATTTGCGTAAAAAGAACTTGGAAGATCAAAAAAAGTCTTTTGAATCTCAATTAGTTGCAAATGAACAGGCGATATCGGAAACTCAAAAGCAAATTGATGGTGTAAAGAATAGCATCAATACTATTGGCCCAAGCTTCAATAGAAATCGTATTTTAGATGAGTTGGAATCACAAATGAATTCACTTGTTTCAAAACAAATGGAATTGAATTCATCTTCAAACGAGACTACTTCACAATTAAGTGAAATGTCATTAGAGACAATAGAAGCAACCAAGGCGAATGATGCGTTGGCAGGAATCAATGGAAAAGTATCTGATACCATAGATGAGTTGAAAGAAAAATTAATAGAACAAACGAAAATATTACGAGAGTCCGTGCAGACAAGTATTTCTTCGGTATCCGAACTAAATCAAGTGGCAGACACACTTTTCAAGGGACAGTCTTTAAACGCATCTTCTGTGGCAGATTTAATAATGAAATATCCAGAACTAGCTTCACAGATCCGTAAGACAACGGATGGATGGATATTCGAGGGTCAAATTATCGAAAAGCTAAGACAAGTTAAAATTAAGAAAGCTATTGATGACCTGAAAGCTGAACGAGATGCGACCAGATCCGTTGCGCTGGAAAGCATGCGACGAATTACGTTGTATGGATCGGAATTCTCAGCTATTACGAGTTTTGCAGAAGCTAGACAAAAACTTGCAGAAATTGAAAGTGGGATAGCTTCAGAAGAGAAGAAAGCCGCAGAGCTTGGTAAAAACAATTTGATGACGCAAGGTATGGCTAATTTGCTTCAGCAGAAATCAAACGAAGTCACTCAGGAGAAACGAGATAAGTTAGATCAGTTAAATAAAATTGTGAGTGAATATGCGGGTCAATTACAGTTGAGTAATGATCAAATTGAAGCTATGACGAAACTCCTTAACGACGACACGTTGGGGGTAGAAGACAACAACAAGGCCAAAAAAGAAACCGTAGAAATTATGACAGACTTACAGAAGGCAATTGAAGGCTACAATAAGGCCTTGGAAAAATTGGATTCACAACAGAAGAGAGTTGCGAAGTCGTCCAAAGAATACCTTGATATTCTCGCCCAGAAGCGTACAGCCCTACTGGAGGAACAGAAACTTTACGAACAAGGGTACAATGATCCATCCCAACTCGTGTCCTCTCAAACGGAGATAACAACAGACGGAGGGCCTTCTTCAGACATCACAAGAATGCTTTCCACTGCCGTCGACCTGGCTAACTCAGGTGTGATGAGATACAAAAAAATAGGCGGTGAATTTACTGGTTCGTTTGATGATTTTAAACAGCGAGCCTATTCAGACTGCTCTCAGTTTGTGCAGGAAATGTTTGAAACGATCGGGGTACAAGTCCCGCGTACAGCAGCTCAACAAGCTAAAGCTGGAACTGCGGTTTCAAAGAAGAATCTACAAGTTGGGGATCTTGTATTTTTCAATACGAACGGCTTGGACAACTCGCATGTTGGTATTTATATGGGGGACAGTAAGTTCATACAAATGGGTGAGTCGGGCCTGAAGGTCTCTGATTTAAACAACAGCTATTGGGCTCCCAAGTACAATGGTGCAACTCGTATTCCTGGGCTTTCGACAGATGCTGCCTACCCGACATCCACTAGTTCCCAAACAACCTCTGGTGGAGTGGCATATGCCGGTAAATACGCTTCTGAGATTAATGCTGCTGCCAATCAATTTAATGTTGACCCACATCTTGTTGCGGCTGTGATTCAACGCGAATCCTCGTTCGGAGCCAAAGGAATTACCAATGTCATGCAAGTCAACGGCATGAACAATGCGACAGTAAAACAGAGTATTGATGCAGGGACTAAGATGCTCTCCGAGTTACTGAAGAAATCTGGTGGAGATGTCGCCATGGCTCTTGGTGGTTACAACATGGGCGCCGGTATCATTGACTGGTTTAAAAAATCAGGTGGATACAATTTAGCGGATATGAAAGCTTACTCAGCTAAGTATGACAAAATTTATGCTGGTGACGGATACGGAGATGTAGGGTATGTAGATAAAGTATTGGCTGATTATTCTCCACAAAAGTCCAGTACAACTACACAACCTACACAGAAGCAATTGAAGGATGCAAAAAATACCGCTGATAGCGAACTGCTTCGGATTAGTGATGAACTTTATAACATTGATGTTTCAGAACTGGAGAGTAAACTCGGAATCAAAGATATGAAAATCTCTGACAAAGAGTTGTCTTTAAAACAATCCGAAGCACGGCAGAAGAACATGAAGAAAGACTCCCAAGAGTACAAAGCCGAATACGAGCTTCAATTGAAACTCAAAACTGAGATACAGAAACTGATGCAGGAGCAGCGTCAGATGATTGAACAATCCGGGCTGAAATCAGACGAGTTGACTAATAAGCGGCGAAGCCTGACTGAGAAAATCGGGGATGTGCAGTCCGAGAAAGAAGACATGAAGGATCAGTATGCCAGCGACCAATTTGATACCGCACAGGCCAATATGGAAGCTCGTGTTGAACGCATGCGTCAACAAGGCCGTTCCGAGATGGAAATGACCAAGACGCAGCTTCAGTTTTATCAGGGACAACTCAAAAATACGGCCCTAACTGAGGAACAGCGTGTGGAATCAGCTAAACAAGTGTATGACTTGACGAACAAGGTTACGGATCTGAAATTTAAAAATTCAACGAACTGGATTGATAAACAAACAGATCAGATGGAGCGTCAAGGTAAGTCTGAGGTTGAGATTTACCAAATGCAAGCTGAAGCTTACAATCGTATGCGTAACGATACGACACTAAAGGCAGAACAACGAGCAGAAGCGGAAAAAATGTATCAAGATACGTCCAAGAAACTGATTTCGTCACGGTATGAATTCTCAGAGAAGTGGATGACTAAAGAAGCTTTGAAGATGGAGATGTCTGGTGGTCAAAAAGTAGACATCATGAAATGGGAACTGCAAGAGTACCTAAAAATGCAGGCTGATAAAACCTTATCTGCTGAACAGCAATGGGATCTTGAACAGAAAATATATAAGCAGAGAGTGGATTTGGATAAAGAATACTATTCTGCTACTGAAAAACGGATCAACCACTTGAAGGCCATCGGTGAAATGACTACTCAGCAGGAACTTACTGAGTATATGAAGCTTCAGGCAGCTTATCTGGTAGGAAGCGAACAACGAATGGATGCGGATGAGAAGGTCTACGATCTAAAGAAAAAACTTATGGACGAAATGACCAAGGCAGTATCTGAATCGGTAACGAAGCAGAAAAAGCTATTGGACAGCGCGAGAGATGAGGAAATTAAACGTATCCAGGCAGAGAAGGATGCTTTCACCTCGGCTCAAGAAGCCAAAATCAAAGCCATTGATGATCTGATACAAGCAATGGAGCGAAGTAACGATCAGGATGACTATGAAAGACAGCGTGCAGAGAAAGTTGCTCGTCTTGAATTGCTTCAGTCTGCTGTCGGTCCAGAAGGTATTGCAGAGCGGAAACAGGTTCAGAAGGATATTGAGGATATGGATCGTGAACACGGGCGCAAGCTTGCGAAACAAGCGCTTGAGGATCAGAAAACGGCATTGCAAGAGGAAAAAACAACTCGCGAAAAAGATTTTGACGATAAAATCCAAGATGCTAAATCACATTACGATAATCTGTCAGCAGCCTTTGATGAATTTTCTTCAAATACTGAACTATCTGCTGAAAATCTGAAAAACATTCAGGTACTAAAGGAGAGCGAGAAAAACGAAACGATCCTTGGGATGCTTGATGTATTTGTTTTAGAATACCAGAATCGCCTTGATCAGATTGCTGCGGCAAGTGCTTCACTCGGAGTGACTGATGTCTCTGGGGGAGCTTTGGCTCCAGGAACCGCCTCGAAGGACTCTGCATATCAAAAGGAAATTGATCTGTACACCTATAACGCTAATAAGGATGCTTGGGATGCAGCTAAAGCCCGCGGTGATGCTGAAACTATGCGACTCCTTCAAGAACAAAACGATGCCATTCGTAAGAAGTATGGGATTGATAAGGATACAGGTAAACTCCAGCATTTTAGTGAAGGGGGAGTAGTCAAAGGTCCTCGTGGTGCTGCTGTTCCAGTTATCGCTCATGCTGGAGAAGCTATCCTTAATGACCGACAACAGGATTCGTTGTTTAATCTCCTAAACCTACGAATGCACAGACTAGACTTCACAATGCCTGAATTCTCAGTTCCTCAAGGTTCAAACGGAGTAAATCCGGAGAGAACCAGTAATCAATTCGTAATTAAATCAGGAGATACTTATATCGCGGACGAATCGGCTGCGAAAGTCTTCTGGAGTGAACGTGATAATTTGATGCGGAGGATGCAGGCAAGGGGAGGTAAAGGCTGATGATTGATGCAACAGCGGATGGAAAGTCTTTCCGATCAATCGGGCTTGGTTTGAAGAAACATAACATACCAGTGTTGCCACCAACGAGGGACTACAGTGTTGAGATTGCAGGGCGTGACGGAGAAATCGACTTTGGAAGCACCTACGGTCCGAGAGTAATTAATTTGGAGTGTATCGTCATGGCTGATGATCCCACGTTTGACTACCATAGAAGAGTCGCCCAAGTGGCGGCTCTTTTTAATGCTAAAAAAGGGGATATCGTATTCACATTCGACGATTTGCCAGGAAGAAGATACATCGGAAGATATGCCGGTACTCTTGATATTGAAAAGATTCTTTTCGACGGGGAACTGACAATTCCAATCAAAATGGGCGAACATCCCTTTCCGGAAAGCGATGAAAACATGCTGGAAGAAACTATTACTCATTCTCCAGAAAAGATCAAAGTAATTTCTTTGGGTGATGAACGCGCAAGTCCAGTGATTGTTTTAACCAACACAGGTTCCACAACAATTCAAAAGTTCAAGATTCAGAATGAATACTTGTTAGAGGGGTGATCTGATGAATATTAGTAAGTATTTAGCGACCAAACAATTGAATGTATCAGCAAGAGGGGAAAAATTCACATTCCCAGATAGGCTATATGTCGCTCTTTATAATTCCGATCCGACCTGGAATGATACGGGACAAGAAGTGTCTGGTGGAGGTTACGGCAGGCAAATACTTACCTTTGCTGAACCGACTCAGGTTTCAGTTCAAGAGTTTCACCCAGTTACCGGAGTCTTGAGCAATATACAAAAGATGGCTATCAAATCTGCGGCAGATGTAGCCTTTGCGGTAGCGACAGCCAATTGGGGCACAGTTACACACTTTGGACTGCGGGACGCTGTTACAGGTGGAAACCTTTATTATTTCGGGACACTCGAAACACCACGAAGTATTTTGAATAATGACATTTTCAAATTCCTGACGGGTCAAGTTGAGATCCGCTTGAACTAGGAGGTATAAACGATGCTAGAAACTATGTATCCGGCCGCGGTCAACAGCAAGCAAACTGAGCTGGCAGAAGCCATTGGCGATGCGCAGACCAGTTTCACGGTACTGGATGGATCTGTCCTACCTCCTGCACCCAACCTACTTACGCTGGGAACCGATGAATCAGCAGAAACAGTACTTTATACAGGAAAGACCGGAAACGAGATCACAGGAGTAACTAGAGGGTTTGAGGGCGGGGCAAAGTCATGGGCGGCAGGGACAAAGCTGGCGAGGTACTTCACTGCTTACGACCACGACACATTCCAAGAGAACATTACTGATTTGGATCAACGACTGAGCGATATCGTGATACCTCCTGCATCTTTGACAGAACAGGGAATCGTCATGCTTTCGAAGTCTACAACAGGCAGCAGGGATGATGTAGCTGCTACGGAGTCGGCAGTAGCTGCGGCTTTTCAGTATGGGGTTGAACGTAAAGCGGAAGTGGTTGCCGCGCTTAACTCCATAGGCGTACCGGCATCCACAAGTGAATCATGGGATTCGCTCATCACCAAGACGGCAGATATTTTAAGAGCGGTTGGTGATGCTGGACCCACAGATGTAAGGGCAGGTAAAATTTTCTCAAATTCGGAACAAATTAATATCGTAGGCACGCTACCAGAACGCACAACCGACATATTGACAATTATACCAGGGGTAATTACCAAAACGAATCCTGCGGGGATCTATGGGGGTGACATCATCGTACCAGGAGAACCGAACCTGGTTCCTGGAAACATTCTAGTGGGTAAGACGATTTATGATGTTGCTGGTGGCTTTAAGCCCACCGAATTTAAAGAACTACCCAACATGCTAGATGTGTCATATACGGGACCATACCCCAATGAAAACCCCATCTTCCAAGAGCTGATGAAGGTGAACGACTCAGGTAAAACCTTAGTTAAGGCATCAAGTAGTTTGTCTATATCGTCAACAGCCCTTGTTAATACTAAAGTGGCGACAAAACTACATCTATGTGTCAAGGACGCTTCTGGAAAATGGGTATCCAAATGTGAATTGTGGTGGTCCTCCGGTGTCGATTATCCGTCATCAACGTACACAACCATGAGATACCTCAATGACTTATATATTGACGTTGTAGCAAAAACCATCACCTACAAATACAGTAGCTACGTCGACATGACCTCATCAACAGTCAGAGTTGACCCTATATCGGCTGGTTCTTTAACTGGATTGACACTATGCATGTCGACATCCAGCACAGCATCCAGTAATACAAACGGTAGCATGTCAAGATTTCGGGCACCCGCTGGGACGCTCATCATTGGATACTAAGGAGGATTTACGGTGAAGAGAATAACGCATGATGGAGTATCGCCCAATGCCCTGGTACTTAGCATTGAACACAATATAGTCAACCAGGAACCCATTCCCAACACTTTCATCACGGATCAGAGCATACCACAGATTGATGATGTACCCGGGATGCAACCAACCCTGTATGTCAAATTGAACACACAGGAGTTGTTCTTTAATTACAGTCGCCCTGAGACATTACAGGATCAGGTACAAAGGTTACAAAACCAACAAAGCATTATGAAAAACGCTATGGACGATCTGATTATGGGAGGTGCATTGTAATGGGGGCATACATGGGCTTGCGGATCATTGAAGGAGCATACACATACGAGTATGTATGTGAAAAGCGGCCAGATTTAAAAGATGGAATCGATGCATATCTTATGAAACAAGGCAGAGAAGAGTTGATACAAAAGGAAAATACTCAATAAAAGTGTACCCAAGTGGTGCGCTATTTTTATGCTCTCTGGAGTGGTCAGAGGGCTTTTCATATCAAAGGAGGCGGGGCCATGTTTAACAGAGGGTCTTTTAACCGCATGGCCTTTAACCGCCAAATATCCGTATTCGTCTTTGGCCGGGCAGTTGCTGACATATCAGGATCTGCTGTAGCTGCTGCAACGATGGAAATGACGGGTTCGGCGGTTATGGATGTCAGTGCGGTAGCTGAGGCAACGTTCGTTCGTGAAATCTCATTTGCGGCCGTTATGGATGTAGATGCTGGCACCAAGGCGGATTTCATTCGAGAGATTACCAAACGGGCTGTAATGGATGTTGGTTTCGGGGCAGTCGCCAAGGGAAGTCGGTACCATGTGGAGTTTCTTGAATTCACTGGACCATTCCGGCCAGGTGATCAAGTTATCATTGATGCCAACACTTACAAGATCACACAAAACGGAATGAATGCTTCACAATTGCTCGAAGGTGATTTCTTTGACTTAAATCTTGGAGAAAACAATCTTACATGGACAGACCCTGAAACAGGTAGAAACGTTCTGATCCGTGTTACACATAGAGACAAATTCCTGTATTAATTGAGGTGTGATATGCCTAATCCAACAATGAAAGTATTCGACAAGAATATCCGGCGTGTAGGTACGTTGGTTGATAGTTCAGATGTACAACGAAGAAGACGTATTAACAGTGACTATGAGGTGACATTTATGGTCCCAATGACCTCAGATGATTACCGTGAAAAAATAGCAATCAAAGGCCACGTTCAAGATGAGCGTGGCCAATTTTATGTCATTCAGTCCAGGAGCCGGTCCCGTGAAGGTCGGAAGCTGATGGCTTCAATCTATTGCAACCACATTATGTTCAAACTGAATGACTTCAAGTTTCCGTACTCGTCATATATTGATGAAGCTTATGGCGTACATCTCAACGAACTGACAGAATTGATTACAAAAGCCACTGGTGGGAGATTCACATTTGTTATCCACGATACGTTTGATCTACATGACGTTAAGGACTTCGGACGTGGAACATGTCTGGAAGCTTTGAACCGGATTGTAGAGATGTATGAATGTGAAGTTGAACCTGATAATTTCGTGATTAACCTCAAGAAGAGAATCGGATCTGACCATGGCTTACAGTATCGGCTCAAGAAAAACATCGTATCCAGTTCATTTAAAGACAAAGGCGAATCGCTGGTTACCCGGATGTATGCTCAAATGAAAGATGGCCGGACATTCATCGGTATGGATGCTTCCTTATTGACTGACCTGGAGAGAAGTCTACTATCAAGCGTACCTGGAACAATTGTGAATGGAAAGCTGGCGGTCAATTATCTCATATCTCCTTTTGCACAGTACTGGGCGAGTGATTCGGTTCCATTTTATGATGGGGAGATCATCGAGCAGGATATTGAAGAAGCAGAGGACTTGCTAAAGGCTACACGTAAGGCGCTGCTTGAAAAGGAAGTTGTTTCATTGGAGGCGACCATTTCCACGGCAGACCTGTTCAAAATCGACCACACTGAGCCTAAACCTCATTTAGGTGATGATGTCATGTGTATCGACCCGGACATGGGCATGAACCGATTGAAAGCTCGTATCACTGAACTTACAGAGTATCCTTACAGTATGGACAAGCATGCTGAACCGACAATCTCCAATCTGAACTTGAGAGATTATGATGATATTATCAGTGACCTGGAACGAAATAAGAATATTACCAACAACCTGTTTTCGAACGGGAAGATCCGGACGGATGTTTTTGAGTCATTTGCTAAGCAAGCGGTCATTGATATAAATAACAGCAAAACAGAACTGATCTATCCACCAGAAGGCGGGATATTGGCTCAAGAGAAAACAAATCCACTGGAACAAGTCAGGTTCACTTCTAAAGGACTTGGGATATCCACTGATGGATGGAAATCGATACGAGCAGCCATAACAGCGCGGGGAGTTGTGGCGGAGCAAGTTATAGGTCAACTCGGTAACTTTGTATCTATGCTGATCGGTAATGGTGAGGACATTGTACAGATTAATACAAAGGGGATTGCTGCTGGAGCATCTGCTTTTAATAGTGCCCCATTCAGGCTAAACATGAAAGGCGACTTAATAGCGAATAGCTTAACTGCCAATTACGCAAACATCGAATATTCAAACTTTAAAAATGGGGCCATCGTGGGTTCCTCAATTAATGTAGGAAACGGGATGTTTACCGTGACTTCCGGAGGGATCATGTCGGCTGTAGGAGCAAACTTCTCTGGATCAATTACTGCTTCTACTGTAACAGGAACAAATATCAATGGTGGCACAATTACTGGTGCCTTAATTCGTACTGCCCAAACAGGAAGACGTGTAGAACTGGATTCGCAAGGATTGCGCTCTTATGATGCAGGAGGACGTATACGGATTCAGATAGCTACTACTGAGGATGCTACAGCAGCAGCGATTATTTGGAGAGATACAAACGGATCGTCCGTTGGAGAGATAAACTCTTATGAATCTAGTGGACAGCTTTCTATTATTAGCAACAACTTGTTTCTGGGGTCGAATAATACAGGAAATCCGATTAGACTTTATGGGCGCGTTATTTTTGGAGGTTCAGTTACTGGACTTGTAGTTCCTATTGAGAATGTTTCTGGGTTGCAGTCTTTATTGTTTAATCTCCAATCTGACATAGGGGAGTTGACTAGAAGGTTCAATAACCATAGTCATAACTTGACGCTTCCCACACATAACCACGGACTACAAAATGCTACAAATTGGGGAGGAACCTTCCCAACCTCAACTCCGTAATGTATCATAATAGGTAAATTGCACCATTACGGAGGAAGATTATGAAAAAGATCGCATACACTGCAGGTGGTATTCTTATTGGTATTGTTTTTTCAACAGCAGGAGGGGCGTTTGCCGATACCATTAAAAGTGTGGTCGGTAAGAAAGTGACTGGAGAATACAACATTGTAGTGAATGATCAATCGTTGTCAGAAAAAGGGGCAGTAATTGATTCAAGAGCAAACGTACCAGCACGAGCATTATCTGAAGCACTAGGAGCTGAGGTTAAAGTGGAAGGAAGAACAATTTATATTACGTCTAATGACATCGGAGACCAAACGAGTAGTGATGCCGTATCCGATCACTCATCTAATAAGTATACAGGTGATACACGAAGCAGTTTAGAAGAGTCGAAGAAAAGTATTCAAGATAAAATTTTGACCCCTGCCTATGATGGGAAAAAGAAGTTAGAGGCGCAAATCGCTGAATTGAAATCTTTAAATGCAGATGATGCTGCTACAAACTTGGAGAAACAATTGAGTCAGTATAATGCTGATATTAAAAAGTACGAAGCCGAAATAAAACTAATTGATGAAGCATTACTTACTACTAAATAGAATAAGTCTCTGAGGGTCCGTTATCGACGGACTCTTTTTTTGTTTCTGTGACTATAAATCCGTAGCCACTCCGTAACAAAGATAAAAGATAATAAATCCATGAAGCCCTATTCCTTAATTGGAAGGGGCTTATTTTCGTATAGAGAGGAGGAAAGGTCTTGGCAAAGATGACACATGCACTCCAAGTTGAATTGGATTTGAATAAACCGGTTGAAGAATTGACCCAAGTAATCTCTGCGGTTCTTAGCTCGCATCCACTTAATCAAAAAGAGATTCTGACAGCTTTAGATTTGGAGATCGGGAATGCACTAGCAGCAATTGAGATTCAAGAACAAAAAGAAAGTACGGAGACAATTGAATAGGGCAGGAAACATTTCCTGAACAGAGAGACGGGGGAGCGGGATGGAATGGACTGTATTGATCAGTGTAGCCGCAGCAATAAGCGGACTTATCTTAGGGTGGTCGGGACGTACTAGATCTTTTAGGCAAGACATCATTCAAGAAGCGGGAGCTGATGCCTTACAACGTGCAGACGTGGATTACATCAAACGCGGCGTGGATGATATCCGATTGGAACAGAGGGCGCAAGCTCAGCGTGTAGATGTACTGTCGGAGCGGGTGACGCGGGTCGAAGAGTCGGCCAAGCAAGCCCATAAGCGGATTGACCGAAAAGAAGATATTGGAGGCGTATAGAATATGGACTGGAGCACAGTATTTTCACTTATTGATCCTAAGTTATTTATTGTATTGGCTGCATGCTGGGTACTTGGTGTTGGCATAAAACGTATCCCGAAGATTCCGGACTGGACCATTGTTTTCATTGTGACTGCATTCGCTATTGTTATTACAAGTTGGACACTGGGATGGTCAGCCGAGTCGCTCATTCAAGGGATTCTGGTGGGGGCATTTTCAGTATTTGGAAACCAATTGGTCAAACAAACTAAAAAGGGAGTTGGTACAGATGCAAGCGCGTAAACAGGGGAATGCTCAGGGGATTGACGTATCCCATCACAATGGTAATATCGATTTCAAAAAGGTGGCAGCGGATGGGATTTCTTTTGTCTTCATAAAGGCCACGCAAGGCAAGTCCTTCCGGTCATCGAAGTTCCTTCAGTTCGTAAAGGATGCCAAGGCGGCTGGCCTGCTGATCGGTGCATATCATTATGTAGATGACTCTGCTGGCAGTTTGGATGCTGCAAAGGTAGAAGCACAGAATTTCTACAGGGCCATCCAAGATGCCGGCGGGATTGGTGTGTTTGATCTGCCGCCAGTGATGGACTATGAATCAAATAAAAAGGGATATAGCAAAGCAACGATTACGGCTGTAGCCCAGACGTTTCTGGAAGAGGTTCACAGGCTTACAGGGGTCAAGCCATTGGTCTACACTTATCCGGCATTCATCGGCAATTTCAGCGGTCTGAGCGGGTACCCATTGTGGATTGCACGTTATAGCACACAAACGCCTGCAGATGCTTCTGGTTGGACACGTTGGGACTTCTGGCAGTACAGTGATGGTGCGGCTGGTGGCTATTTACCACGGGGGAATCGTAAGGTTGACGGGATCAGCGGCGCGGTGGATCTGAATGAGTTTGACGGGACGGTGGCCGAGCTGAAAGCCAAGTATTCAAAGAAGAGTGAACCTGTTAAGGAGGACAAGCCGGTGACACAACAACGCGATATCAACGTGCCTAGTAGTTGGGCTAAAGAAACGTGGCAGGAATTGACGAAGAAAGGCTTCTTCGATGGTACAAGACCTGGCGCGCCGATTACCCGCGAAGAAATGGCGATCGTGGTTGGTCGGGTATTAAAGTATATTGACCAAAAAGGATAATTAAGGTAATATGAATTCAAATCCGAAAGAATCGGTAAAAACGCCCTCTCGGCTAATGTCGAGAGGGCGTTTTTTGTTGCAAAGTTAAAAGGCAATAGTTTAATATTATATCAAAGTTAGCAATGGAGGGAAAGAGATGAGTAACCAACCCCAATCCGTATCATTCATAAATATGAAAGGCGGAGTTGGTAAAACAACAACAGCAATAAATATAGCTGATACACTAGTACGTGGATTAAATAAAAATGTTTTGTTAATTGATATGGATCCTCAATTTAATGCAACACAGGCACTATTTACAAAATACAAATCAATTGATGAGTATGAATCTATTCGAAAACAGAGCAAAACTATTGCTAATGTAGTAATGGGGACTCCACCAAGATCAGGTGTTGTTCAAGAAGTTACAGAATATACACATGAAGATATAATATTAGAATTACATAACAATAGTAATAGTAACTCCGATTCGAGTGGTAGTCTCTATATTATTCCTGGCGATTTAGAGCTGATCGATTACGAATCTAGCAGAAGAGGGTCCGAAAAAATACTGAGCTCCTATATAAATAGTCAAATCATTCCTAATTATGACTTGGATTACATTCTTATTGATACACCTGCAACCTATTCAATATATTCACAGGCTGCGTTACTGGCAAGCCAGTATTATGTAGTTCCAATTGCTCCCGATGTATTTTCAACTTTAGGCTATTCGTTACTTCATAGAGTTATGAGGAAAGATTATGCTTTATCTGGGCATAGCATATCTAACTTAGGTATACTCTTTACTCTATATAAAGAAAGACAAGGTAGGATAGCAATACAAGAATCTTTTGAAGAAGATCCTAAATTCACTAGTGTTATTAATGAGTTTGAGAGAATTAGAACTGGTAAAGTTGCTAGTTTGATGTACGACATGGGATCTACAAAAAAAGAAATTATTAAACTCTGCGAGGAATTTATTAATAGAGTTAATGGTGAGAGGTGATATTTTTGAAGTATATTGATGAATTTTTAAAGTTGAATGTCAAGGAGACAGATAACAAAGATAATTTATTGTTTCTCAGCATTGCTTTATTGAGTGAAATTATTTTAGATCGAAAGTACTTTGGAAATAAAAACGATCTGAAGAAATTCACAAACGAAATCCTCTCTCAGGAATATAGAGATTACTTGTTTGACTCCCGTCCAGCTTTGTATGCCAGGTTGGTTAATGATCTAAGGAAATCTAGTATTAATGATTTTGAGAAGTTTGTTGCATTAGAAAAAAAAATACAACTAATTTTCATGGAATTTATTTCTGAGATCAGTGCAGGTGAACTTCTTAGCGATGATAGCGTTATTAATACTAAAGATTCTTCAAAGAGAGCCAAAAACAAAAATAAATCTCGTACAAATCCTCAAGTGATAAATGACTGGCGATCAATTATAGAGTCTAAGGAGTGAATTTAAAAATGGGTACTTTTGAATTCGCTGAACAGGAAGAGGATTTCAGATTATATCTTGAGTACATTCGAAATAGGAATTTCTTGACTGATACATCATTTGTAGAGGAATTCAAAAGTATTTACAATAAAATTTACATGCTCACTACAATTGCTTCAGCATTAGATAGTCTCAATCCTAAAAGTATGATAGGTGATTTTTATTATGAACTTAAGAATAATTTAATTATCTCTTTAGATCTAATCAATGCGGGATATAGTAATGCCTCTAAACAAGTACTTCGTTCTGGTATAGAGTCTTTTTTTAGACTGAGCCTGGCATTAGAGCAATTTATTGAACACAGGGACAATAAAAAAAAGGGTGAGTTTAAGACTACTCCTACTCTACAGAAATTTAGGGCTTTACAGTCAACTCACGGGGTAAGAAAACTCACTAACTTTGTAACACAATTTTATATTAGTGAGCCAGTAGGTGAGCTTTACAGATCTTTGAATAGTGTTTATTCATTTTTGTCTGGGAATGTACATGCTAATAAAAAAGAAAACTTTACTCCGCATAAATTCTTAATAGATTATGCGGAAATCAATTACGAACAAAATTCTCGTTACATGAAAGAGATGGAATGTATTGTTAATTCAGTTATTATTATATTCTATAGATTTTCATTTAAATTATCAGAAGAAAATGTCATATTTACTAAAAGGCAAATTTCGGAGTTCTGCAACACCCTAGAGAGTACCGCAATAATTGAAAGTGTCGAGAGCTATCATATGGTTCCAGAACAAATTTGAGACTATATTACAATTTAAATTTTTTAAAAAAACTGCTGCCAAAATATAAAATGACAGCAGTTTTTTTTCATCTACTCAATTTGTACAAGCAGTATTGATTCAACGAAAAACTTTCTGTAGCGTTCAGCATAATTTTGATTGCTTTATTTCTTCGTTTCGTATTATAATTTAGTTGTAGCTCCCCCGTGTGCTTCCCTAGAAGGAATAAAAGCCATGGATAAACAACAACGTTCAAAACGAAGCTTTATGGAATGGTTATGGATATTGCTGGTAACAGTTCTTTCTTTTAAAGTCGTTTTTCAAGTTTTAAGTTTATTTGGTTAAGATTTAGAGGGCACTCTTCAAGAGTAGTAATTAAAACGAGCTACAAATAGTATGGGTGTAACTGGGGCACTAACTCAATGAGTTAGTGGTCGCATAACGATAAAATAATACTTGTACATAAATTAATGAGTACCTTTACGTATAAGACTCTACCGAAAATATGTCGGTAGAGTCTTATTAAATTTCAGCGTGATAATTCGCCTGAACCTACATATTTGTCATGCTTACTATTCCACTTGTAGTAGGCCACAGCTGTGTCCCATCCTCCTTCAGGAAAATAATTTTTCCAAGCTTGCCTAATCTCACCTGTTTTCGAAATGTTAATACTTACATCGCCAATAATGGAGAGTTTCTTTTTCAGAGTCCCATCCTGGTATTTAAAAACAAATAATTGTGTATTGGAAGGTAGGTAATCTAACGTTATAGCAACATGCTTCTCTTTTGAGGAGATATTAAGTAAATGGAATGTTGGCTCTTCTTCGTTGTAATAATTTGTATCTATAAGTACGATAACTCCTTTAGAGTTGATGAGATAAAAGTTGCCTGAGTTAGTGATCAATAAGTGTTCTTTCTTATTGTCTCCGTTTAGGTCTACTGACTTACTTACTGTTACACGTTCTCTAGGGAATTTCTTTTCTAACAAAGTTTTTGGATTTACTGTAGCTGCATCAACATAAGATGGATTTAATATGAATCCAAACATTGCCACGACACAGAGTAGAGCTAGTACTCTTTTCATGATGATCTCCTTTAAAATTTATTTCTCTTTTGCGTCACTAGCACTGAACATTATTCCAATAGCATCAGATCCAGTTATTCTATAACGAATTCCGTTTAGTTCTGTTGATTCATTAATTGTTGTCCAATCCACGCCTTCATTAAGAATACCGAGGTCATCAAGAACATTACCAACAGCTTTTGATGGTAAGTCGGGATTGGTTGCGAGTATTACTAAACCGATAGTTAAAACAAGATCTGTTCCAGATGAAAGAGTGCCATTACCTTGGCCTATCATCATTACATCACGTAATGATCCGTCTGCTTTGTTTACTGAGCCGGCTATACCTATGTAATCTGTGGTCATATACTGGAATACATCTTGAGCTGGTCCAGTTTCGATGTTTAATTTCTTGCCAATTTTCAGTTTGGAGTTATTAAGCTCATCTGCGCGTTTATTGAACGATTTACGAAATTCTTCCGGAGTCATTCCCAGAGTTCCTGGTATTTCTAAGTTCTTATCCTCTTGCTTCTTTACATTCTCTTTTGCTACCTTAACTTCCTCGGACTTAGTAGCAGATTTTTCAGCAACAACAGTTTCTGACTTGGTTTCAGCCGGAGCGGAAACTTCGGTTGCTGCAACTTCTTCTTTCTCAGTTTTCTCCTCATCTTTGTTGCCAAAGATACCTCCCACTATAATCACAACAATAAGCCAAAACCACCATTTTTTCTGAATAGGCTTTTTCAATCTTCTTCCTCCTGATATAGTAATAATTAACAACAGAACATAGTCTATCAGACCTAGGTATAATTTTCTATAAAAATGTCTGGATGTGGGAGAATGAATACATATAGAGTACTACAAACAGATATGGATTTCCTCACGGCAGCCTTAATACAGGTTAGGGTATCCGTCTGGCATGTTTTAGACGATCGAGAGAACATCCTTGACTATGGCGGTCCGGTGGAGTCTTATACCGAAGTATCCATTAAGATCATGGGGAAAAGATACTTTCGTGATAAGTTTGAGTTTAGGGTACAAAAATAGGAGCCATATAGTGGCTCCTTTGTTACCAATCTCTTAAAAACTCCATGAAACCCAATATAAGTAATAGACCACCAGCCACAGAAACAACTCCTGATATAAAGCTGCCTATTATAGAATTGGCGACTACATTTATTTGTCCAAAATTATCTCCACAATAAGGACATATAACGGCAGTTTTAGATACCGAATTTCCGCAAGATCTGCAAGGTTCCATACTTGATAATTTACCTCTAATGGCAGCCCTTACATTTCGGAACGTAGCAAGAAACAAACCAGCAGCTAAACCGAAAAACAACAGAATAAAGCTTGAAAACATAATTATTCCAATAATAAAAGCTATTTTCTCTTCCATATATTCCTCCAACTATGTAATCAATCCAGAATAGTCTATCAGACCTAAGTGGTTATTTCCATATATTTCTGAGTTGTAAACGACAAAAAAGAGTGACGACCCACAGTGTCATCACTCTTTAATTCTATTCCTAATTTACTTCCTTTAAAAGCTCATCAGAGTTATTCCTCACATTTCCAACTTCTTTAGGGACCTTATAAGCTCTCATCTCAGAAGCCTTGTATGGATTTAGCAATCTGAGTAAGGACTGCACATCATCATTATCTCTTCCAAGCCACTCAGCCTCATCCTCAGATCGCAAGATGACCGGCATACGATTATGGATATCCTCCATAAGACTATTTGGTTCCGTTGTAATAATGGTGCACGTACTCAATTTGTTTCCGTCCGGATCTGTCCAGGTATCGTACAGGCCAGCAAGCGAGAATAAATTGTTATCCTTCATCAGAATGCGCATTGGTTGCTTTTCCGTTCCTTCCTTACGCCACTCATAAAATCCGTTCGTGGGGATGATACAGCGTTTGGAGCTGATTAGACGCTTGAAGGAAGTCTTCTCTGTTAACGTTTCAGCACGGGCATTGATCATCTTGTTACCGATCTTATCATCCTTAGCCCATGAAGGAACGAGGCCCCAACGGAGCGAACCCAATCTATTTCCGTCTTTGCTGCCAATGATCGTAGGAATGTACTGCATGGGTGCTGCATTGTAATTAGGTTTGTACTCAAAGCCATCAGCAATAGATGCATAGTACCTGTCCATTATTGCCTCTAAGGGGTCAGTGATCGTAAATCTACCACACATACAAAGCACCTCCTGTATTGTTCTTAATATATAATCACACGATAAATTGATCAAACACTGGGATACGTAGCAAGCCGGATTTGGTCCAGCTTCGCATCTTGACGCGGGCTTGTATTCGGGGTTCAAGGTAAACGTTGTTTTTGTCTTCACCTGTTATCAGCTGCTTGCAAACTCCACGAAATGCTTGTTTATGTTTTGGACTGGGACCATGTTCAATAATTCCCACTGGGCGCATTCTGCCAGTTGGATCTGGAACGGCAGCAAGCCAACCAAATTCAGCCTTTTTGTATCCTGTGATGAACACATCAGCATAGGACCAGTTAATGACCTTCATCCAGTCCTTGGACCGTCTGCTGACGTACTGGCTGTCTTTACGCTTGCCAACTACACCTTCCATACCCATAGTCTCTATCTGAGCATATAGATCTTCTCCAGCCCCTTCTATATGGGGCACTACTCCAAAGTTGGGGAAGGAAGAGATAGACTGTGTAGGATCATCTTGCGTTCCATAAGAGGTAGCTTACGTAGATCTCGTCCCTGGTAGAAAAGAATATCAAATATAGCAAATGTGGCAGGCAGTTTATGAGTGAGCTGCGTTATCTTGCTGGCCTGCTTTGTGCTGAATCTACTCATGACTGCTTCAAAGTCGTTAAGCCCTGTCTCTGGATCAGTGCAAGCGACCTCGCCATCCAAGATAATATCAGAGTCAAACGGCAGGACTAACTCAGGATACTGGCGAGTACAATCGTTATTGTGACGTGTGTATAACCGGGCATTGCCGGACTGTTGCGAATATATCAACCGATGTCCATCAACCTTCGGTTCAAAAAGGTAGTCCGAATGAGAGAAGGGACCCGGTGCTGTTTCAAGTAACATAGGACTTATGAACATAAAAACACCTCAACCTAATTATAGCGTTTTGCCATAAAGGGTTGAGGCGGTAAGTTATGGGATATGTAATTTCAATTCAATGTCGTTTTTGCGATGATCTCATCTAAAGTTAAATCTTTGTTGTTAATCCACCATGACGCTGAGGATTTTTTCTGAAGTGGGAGGAGTATTTCTGTATTTGTCTGTTTGTCGTAAGCTTCGTTAAAAAACTTTATTCTAATGGTTCTTGCCCACTTTATTTGTGCTTCAGTTCCTTTAAGTTCAGGTATATTATAGTCATTTTCAATTTCACTCGCGAGGTTATTCAGGTAGTTTTCCAATTCTTTAGAACGTATTATAATAAACACCTCCATTTCAACATGGTATACATATTATTACATGTTGAACACTTATTTTCAAATATAACTATCGTCTCGAAAGACATTCAATTTTAAAGTGATGAATAAAGTTGCGTTCATTGGTATATGCTTTTATTACCTCTCCCATAGTGAATTTGGTATAAAGGTGCCCGGTCTATGGACTGGGTATTTTTTTCTGTTGAACAACGAACATACATTCGCATATAATGAAAATACAAACAAATGTTCTGTGAAATTGGAGGGATGAACATGCCAGTGAAATACTTGGGTTGGTTGGTTGAAATTATCTATGAGGATCAAAGTGGAAAGATCACCAAACGACGTATCCAGGTCAAGAGCATACGGTCGGGGATGATTAGAGCTGATGATCTATTGTCCGGAAAGCCACGTACGTTTAGGGAATCTGGTTTACTGGCATGCCGTCCAATAAGAACGACAGCATAGGGGGATTCAAAATGTTGACGGATTATCAAAGGAAGGTCCTTCGGATTTTATATAACTACAAAGGTGGACGGCGTAGGTTTCCTACAATCCATGAACTGACTGTCAAAACAGGTAAGCATAAGCCGGATGTCTTAGCTGCTCTGGACGCTCTTGTGGCTGCGGAATATATACATTGGGAAGACAGGTCTGACACGGCTAACATAGTGATCTTGGAAGGCTGGGAACGTGAGGGAGAACGTCCTAAGGTAGACCTCGCACCGCCGTCTGGGAACATTGACTATTGGACTCAATATTAAGGGGGCTTGTCATGCGAAGCAGACTGAAGGATAACGGGTTGTATGAGACATCCAGGATGATTATGCCTGAACACAGAGAGGCATGGTTGGCGCAACAGGAGGAAACGTCAGAGAAGGAAAAACCGATTTTGGATGAGCAGGAAGTGCAGCTTATTTATGGTCTGCTGAATGACTCTTTCCATCAGCGCATTCGCATTCGCGTCACTGTCTTTGATCCAATTGAGGATAAGATATACGAAGGGATTGTTTCGGTGGTAAACACTTTTCTCAAGGAGATCAAGTTGGTGTTTGCCGACGGCGACTGGAAATATATCAAGTTAGCTAATATCATGTCAGTATCTATGTAGTCATGGCTAAGAACTAAATGTAGTGATGTAAATTTGCTGTTAGATGAAAATGTTGCTAATTTACTCTGGCTGAAAATATCTCTGTAAACAATGGATTTGTATGAATTTGGCTATGGAATTGCCACTCCGTCCTTTATAATAACTTTAATAGTTATTTTAATTAGGATGGTGTAGGTTTGAACACTTTTTTGTATATCTTAATCGGTATTTTTGAGGCTCTTGCTGTGTTGTTAATTATTCTAAAGCTATATATGTTGCCGGTTAGAGAGTTTGCAGGGAAAATATTTTTCTTCATTGTTTTCATGGCTTCGTTCTCATATATGATGCGAATAACTTTAGATTTTCCTAAATTAGATTTACCTTTTCAATATATTTTCTTCATACTTTTTTTACGATTTGGCATGGAATTAAAATCACATATTTCATCATTTATTGCTGGCGCTGGTATATCGGCTTACGCAGCAATACAAATGGGGATTTTTCACATGTTTGAGTGGATGGATGTAATGCATTCTGGTATTGTTCAACAGAATGAGGGGAGTCTGGTTTATTTACTACAGTTGTCTTCTATATTAGTTACATATTTAATTTGCTTCATCTTTTCTCTGTTCGATTTTGGATTTTCTTTTATTATAAGACCTCCTCATGATTTTATAATTAAAGAAAATTATCTGTCTAAGACAAACCTTTCCTATTTGATTGGAACGATGATCTCTGCAATAACAATTTGTATGACTTTGGTGTTGCTATACAGATCAGAACCAACAGGATTGTTAATATTAGCGATTGCTACTTTCGGAGTATCTTACTTCTTTTCAGTAAGGAGGGAGCGAGGTGATATTAGAAAGGCTGTCGAGGCGTATCGCAGTAAGCATAAAAAAATCTGATCCAGAGGGACCAGGTACTGTTGAGGTATTGGAGTACGAATTGGGGCTACGACTCAATTGGTATACCGGACTGTTGCTTACGGTTATCTTAGGATTGATTTTCGGAACGACTATCGGCGCCTTGATTACTTTATTTTCATTTGTTGCATTAAGAAAGTTTTCAGGTGGCGTTCATTTGCCAATAACTATATGTTCAATTGTAACGGGCTTTGCCGCTGCGTTAATTCCCTTAATTAATTTAAATTACGAATCGATTATTTTATTGAATACAGTAAGCCTAATTATAATGTTAATTTACGCTCCAAATGATTTTGAATACGTTAATTCCACCCAATGGGATAAGTGGCTTAAGTGGATATCAGTTGCGCTGGTCATTGTAAATTTCGTAATTATATCACCAGAAATTACATTGGCATTCTTTGTTCAAGCCATTCTTATTCTTCCAGTATGGACAAAAAGTGAAGGAGGTGGTTAAATTGAATCAGAAAATAGCGAGATTGCTTGGTACCGACCTTACTAAAGGGGCAAAAAAATCATCCAAAAAGCGGAAAGTTATTGTCGGAGCGATGAAGATGCCTGAAGAACTGAAGAAGAAGTGATCCTTGATGAATGATCGATTAATCATAGGTACTGAAGTACAAAGCGATGGCTCATACGGGCCTCGCTTTTCATTTTATGAAAATGACATTATGGGTATTGAGATGTGGAAACCATCTAAAAATTACAATGTTCCATTTTTTTATACAAGAACGGGTAACTTTACTGTGCTTACAACGTTAAGCGCATGCGAACTGGCTTTTCCCAACTTTAAATTTCTTGATGGATCAAATCTAGTAAATATAGATAACATCGATCGAGTATTGACTGGTTCATATGGTGGAATCGCATACTTTAAAGAAGATATACATACTGGGATTAATCAGAAGAATCTCAAGGTTTGGAATGATATTGTAAATGAAGTTAAACGATTGAAGAAGGACAGAAGACAGATTTTTGGCGTAGCGATAGTTGAAAACGGTCAGTTATCATTAGGTGAATTCTTTCCAGCTAGCGAAATTTACTATATAGATATGTGGGAGCCTAAAGCCAACTATTATGTACCTCGATTCCACACAAGCAAAGGTCTTTTCACAGTTGGACTGACATACAAAGCTTGTGCTGAGGCTATGCCTTATCTCTATCCTGCTCATAATGGTAACCTGGTCAATCCATATTGGATTGAACGAATTGATGAGCAGTTATTTGGGTCCACTGCAATTTTTAAAGAATCTGATTATAGAGTTACTGTAGCGAGAAGTAAATTAAAAGCACTAAAAGGAATCATCAATTAGCAAACCCGGGGTACCGGGTTTTTGTTTATCATAAAATATATTTGTTGTCAAGATCAATCGATACTAGGTAACTAGAGAAAGTTTCGACAACCATCGACAAGTTACATGGATACAACATGTTATTATTAAATTGGAAAAAACAAGAATCGAAGTAGGAGGGAGGAATACTATAGATGATGAAAATTGCATAGGATAATAAATCTAATGCTAAGGATGGTAGATGATTGAGAACTATACTAGTTCTCGATTGACCGGGGGAGCGCGGAAAATTCCGCGACTTACTTCGTTAGTATTTCCCATTCGTACAGTTGCTCCATTTGAATGTTCAGTATCATCGCAGCCAGATACATCGCCTCTGCGTTCATCGGGCGCTGTCCTGTTGCAAAATATGATACCATCCGTTTGGACCAACCAGTACGTTCGGCAAATTGGGCTTGAGTCATTTCGCGGTGGTCAAGCCAAAACTGAAGTAAGCATCTCCCTCGGATTACTTCCAC